TGACGAGTACGCCTGGAGATAATTGAGGAGTCGCCATGTTTTTCTCCGTAAATCTCAGTTAACTAAAAATTATTTATTAAAAAGTTACTTTACGTGGAAGGAAACACGACGTGAATATCTACCAATCTGGATATTCGGAATCTGGGGAATACGGAATTGTCTTCCTTGCATTGATAACTCTTTTTATTGTACATTCTTTACATTCATATGAGTATGAAGATGCAACTGGACCTCTATCCTTTCTTGTTCTATAAAACTCCCCAATCAAATTTTTCATCTCTCCACAAGTCCTACATTTTCTATCTGTCAGTAATAAATGCCCTAATTTTATTTGCTTATCAATATCCATTATGACAAATATTCCCACATATAAGCACGATCTCCATATTCATCAGTAAACCATCTATCACCATCTTGGTCTACAAAACTAGTGTCATCCAATCCATCTGCTATAAATCCAAAAGGTGCCATATCTTGCTCAATCTGATTCTTTTGTTCTTCATATAAACGTTTTCTAACGTCCTGGTCTGTAAGTTCTTTAAAATAATCTTGAGCAACTAACCAGGCATAAATTACAAGGCACATTGCCAAGTCATCATTACATCCTTCTTCAGCTTCAAATGAGTTATGCTTTTGAATGAAAGTTGTCAATTCACTCATAATTTCATAATCCCTGAAGAGAAGTTTGCTCTCTTCAATCATTGTCTTTAAGTTAAGGCATCCAACCTTTTTTACAGTCTTGGACATTTTTACGCCCAACTGAGTTTTCTTTCCAGAAAATCCTTGACCAACAATTTGACCTGCTCTACCTCTCATAGAGCACATAAGAAGATTTTGATACTCCAAATCATAATGTATAATTGATGCTACTTGGTCTCCTACATCATTTACCTCGCATAAAATGTATGCATTATTGTAGTTTTTAGCCACATCTACAACAATGCTTGGGAAAAGCATTGGTTTAATTTCATTGTTTCGATACTTTGCAACTACTTGATGTGGAAATGTAGTAATATCTATCACAGTGAACGCGGAATAATCGTTTCCTACGCCTCTAGCAACGTCTACAGTCATCAGATAATCGTGATTATCTACAGAATCCTCATGAACGTCTAAACCCCCACTGCTGGTCTTGGGGTGGTCATATACAAGGGATCTTAGTTTACTGGGTGCAATAAGAGTATCGACAGATCCTAAAAATTCACACTCAAATTCTACTTTGAACTGCTGTTCGGATGTATTGGCAATTGTTTGTTTTTTCCACTCTTCATCACGTCCTGGAACTTCGCTCCAATGAACATCGGTAAAGACATATTCATTCTTACCTTTTTCAGCATCATGCCACATTCGGTAGAAATGATTCATACCGTGTGGTGTGGAAACAATAATAACTTTAGTTTGTTTACCTGAAGTGATTGTAGGATAAACCGATGCAAAGAATGAGTCTGCAATGTGATTTGGAACGAAAGCAAATTCATCCAAGAATAAAATATTAAATGACATACCACGAACTGCAGAAGCAGACGTTGAAGCAGCTAAGATTTTACTTCCATTCTCTAATTCAAGAGAACCTTTGTTCCAAGATATAATTCCTTGCTGCATCCATTTTGGCAAATTCTCATAAGCAGTTTGAAGACGGTCAAGAAGTTCTCTTGCAGTCGCTGCTTTGTTCGCAAGTATGCCAATATTCACATTGTCATTAAAGACTGCATAGTGAAGCAAAAATGACACCACAGTAGTAGACTTACCAGTCTGTCGTGGCATCTTACAGATATTAAATCTATTATTGTGAAAGTTATTAATTAACTTCTCTTGGAAGTGATATGGTTTAAACGTTTGTAGACCATGATCCAGAGTTACAATCTTTACATAATTATTTGCAAAGTAAACTGGATCATCCTTACACTTAACAAACTCAATAATTTGTTCTTGAGTAAATTCAATAGGAGTGTTTGCTTTTTTTAGAAGCGGATTGCCAAGATAAACATCATTTGACATAATAAAACCTTACTTATTAATTACAGTTCCAACGACGAAGTGCTTTATTGATATTGCTATCGGGATCTCTTGCAGTTTTTGCTGAAGTTAGTTTGGACTTCATTCCTTTCATACGACGACAGAAAGAAGCACGACGTTTTGCTCTTTTACCTTCTGGATTTTTTTCAGTTACTGCAGTTTGAAGTTTTGAACCTGGATTTTCTCTACGGTAAGCAGCAACAGCATCCTTACTCAATCCCGCAGTTCTATCTTTACGATTTACTGATTGCCAATCTTCATTAGTTGCTAACGGATTTTGTGGACCTTTAAGTCCTGTTTTATCTACTCCAAATATTTTTGGTTTAGGTTTTGGTTTGGTTGCAGAATCGGGAATAGTGTCGCCAACCTTATATGCATTTGGTGGAATACCTTCACTAAGATCTTCATCAAATTCAACTTGTTCACCGTATGGTTTTACATATGCTCTACTAGGACCTGGTTTTGCTGAACTTCCTCCTTGTGGACCACACGCTTGAATGATTGGTTCTCCGGAAGTAAATTCTGATACTGAGTGATGAACTACTTTTGAACCTGGATAAACCTTTTGAAGTTCATCATTAATCTCTTGACGAGAAGGAGTTTTAATTTGAGGGAAGAACATTCTTAAAGAATAATATTTTCCTCTCCACATTAATGTAACTGCAATTACATTTCCAGTTTGTGCTTGAAGTCTTGTTGCCTCATCTACTTGAGACTTGAATCCTTTGATTGGATCTGGTATAATTAAATCAACAACTTCAGCAAAAGTATTTCCATCAGCATCTTCGATAGTTACATCTTCTGCCTTTACGCAACGATTATACTTTTTACCAAATAGTTTTTGAGTCCCCTTCTTTTTGTATCCAGGCCAACACTTCATTTCATCCATAATTTTATCAACAAGTTTTTGCTCTTCCATTTCTCCACTCGCAACGTAGTCTGCTGCAGTATCAATATAGTCTGCCGCTTTAGTAATTTTTGACTGAACCCAAGACTCAAGTTCTCCTTCACCTCTCCCAACCTTTGCTTGCAATCTTTTTACTGCGTTTGCAATTGTCTGAAGTTCTCCGCGAGCCATTGAATACTCTTCATCTTTAACTGAAACCTTATCCCAAGTTTTGCCACCATAAGAACATTCGGACCTGGTTTCTCTCTTATCACATAACGGACAATATCTCTCTTCTTCTTGCATTGTCTCCTCCGATTTAGTTCCCCAGTTATCGGCACCAACCCTACGACATTTTACAAGTGCTCCAGATGCATATGCACTTGGCCATACATCATATCTAGACTTTACCTTATGGTAACAGGCATCTTTCTTTCCGCTACCTTTACCTGGTTTGTCCTTTACTTCTTGTAGGTCCATTTCTTCAGTTCTAACGTTTGTTGGTCTTGCTCCACCAGTTTTTTCTGGTTGATTTGGGTCTAATCTATTCTTTCTGCTTCTCGCTGCTTCCTCTTCATCTTTTGAAAGTGTTCTTTTCATTTTTGAACTTCCACACTTTGGTGTAGAAGTTTGACCTTTTTGTCTAGCACAAGGTTTTCCTGCCCATTTACCGCCTAGTTGGACCCAACCTTTCTTTCCATCAGATGATTTTGATTTAGAGAACCAATCGTGAAGACCTTCATCTCCAGATTTAGTTTCTTCTTTTAATTTTGAAGGTAGAGAAAATAAGTCCCAATACTTTGTTCCGTATTGACAGTCTTCTCTAGTTTCATCTTTTCTGCACTTGGGGCAGTATCTCATTTTCTCTGGATTAATCGGATAGTCCCATTCATAATTAAGAGAACCATCACTCGTAGATTCTTCTTTTACATCTTTAAATTTTTTATGTTCCTTCTTTGCAGAAGTTTCCATTTTTTTCAAACGAATGTAATAATCAGGAATCTCATCAAGATGCTGAAGAGCAATATCTCTGGCAAGAGTATGATTTTTGGTATGTTCGTGTTCAATTTTTTCACCCATTTTAAGTTGCTTTTCAATGAAAGAAACATCAAGACGATGCTTCTTTGCAATTTCTTCAACTGTTTTAAATGGCTTTAACTGTTCGTTCATTCCACTGGTTTTGATTTAGTTTCTTCACCTTTTGCTCTCTTTCTTCTCGCGGCACAATGTGCGCGTTGGGAAAATCCTTTAGGATTTGAGCAATCAATACTCTTTTTATATTTATTACTCCAGTCTTCTTGAAACTGTTTAAACGTTTTCATTTTCTGTTTGTTGCTTTAAAAGTTTTGCTAATTCTGCAGTAGATCCAACAAAAAGTGCATTATTGACTGTCGTTGGCCCTTTTGTTTTTTCTTCTTCAATATCCTTAAGTTTCTTCTGCAACTCCATTAACTTATCAGTTGCATCTGCAACGTTTTTAATTAACTGTCCAGCGACCTCATAAGCACGGGGCATCTCAGTCTCTTGTGCAAGTTCAAGGATTCCATTAATTGCCTCTTGTCCTTTTTCAATAAGAGAATATAAATTTCCTCTTGTATAATCATAATCTTTTTTAATATCATCTACTGTAGAAGATATTTTTTCAATTTTATCTACTACAGTTTCGGACTCAACAGGTATGATATCTCCACTTACATTGAAAGTATCATTTAACTTATCAAACTTTTTTGACATTTTCATATTTCAATCAAAGTACACTTCCACTGAATCCAAAATCATCACCATCTTCAACAAGTAAATTGTCGGCAGAGGTAATTGATTTTACTTCTGCTCCAAGTAAATGTGAAGTTATGGTGGTATTATCTCTACCCCGGTCCAAGGTTAAAACATTTCCAGATTTTGATACTACATATACTTCTTCCCCCTCAATATCTAGATATGTTCCAATAGAAATTACACTAGCATCAGAAACTGTAACTGCAGTATCTGTTGTCGATATATTAGTTGCAAGAGTAGTAATAACTGTTCCAGTATAATTTCTAGTTGCTCTTGGTTCTGCGGAGTACACTATTTCTCTCGAAGGAGTTGGTGTAACGTCTCCAGTAATATATCCAATAGATGCCTTTTTGATAATATCTTTTGTTGCAGAAGAAACTGGGCCAAAAATATATGTTTTGACAGTAAACCTTAAAGTGTAAATTAAAACTCTTCTTGTACTGAAATCACCCTCATAATCATCCTGCATTGTAATATTTTCAAGAATTACTGGGATATCCCTTTTTTCATTAATTGTATCAACCAAATCAACTGTCATAGTGTATGCTGGTTGGAAATATGGAAGAATCTGCTCAACTATTTGAAGAGCATCATCATTTAATTTTGACATTATACTCAATTCAAACTGCATATTGTATGGAACTGGAAGATATGCTTTTTTTGTTTCTGCTCCGTCAGTTACTGATTTTGTAGTAAAGTATTGAGTTGTAGTTGATTTCCTTGATGCATCATAAGTTAAACCAGTAAATTCAAAAGACATTCTTGGCAATGTAATTTGAACAGGTTTGTTTAAATTTGGAGATTGATTTAATCTTGCAAGAAACTTTTGAGTTGGTCCATATGCAAGAGGTACTTTAATGGCACTTACTATATTGTCGGAACTATCAGTATGTTTGATGGTTATTCCATTAAACAAAGAACCAAAAGCAATTACAGTTCTTCTTAAAATTTCGTGATAAAAATAGTCAAACATACTTCTAACTTATAGTACTACTGTTTAGTCAAACTAATAACAAATATTTATATAATTCAGGGCATCCCAAAAGGATTAGTTTCATTGAAATCTATGATGGAGTCTGCTTCTTCTTCTATTTCATCATTTGCCGCATATCCATCATTGGCAGGAAATTCTTCAACTAAACGTAGATAATGTGAGGCACTTGATGCTGTACCAACAATATTTTCTCCAAGTTTAAATTGCCCAGTAACATTTGAAACTTGGAGAACATTTGTTGTAGAGTTCCAAGATTTAACTCTTGCAGTAACTCCAGATTGCGATCCAGTTACAATTTCATTAAATACAAAATCTCCAGTTGATGTTAGTGCTGGATTCCCTATAGTTATTGTTGGATTTGCAGTATAACCAAGTCCAGAATTTGTAATATAAATCGACGTTATTGTTCCGGCAGCAGAAACAATTGCTGTTGCTGCTGCAGAAACGGTAGAAATACCAGTAAAACTAATTGATGGTGGTACTACATATCCAGAACCTGAGTTAGTAACGGTAATAATACCAACTACTCCATTTCCTATAGAAGATATCCCAGTTGCCCCATCGCCACCGCCACCTATGAATCTAATTTGAGGTGCAACTGTATACCCATATCCAGCATTAGTAACTAATACCTCTTGAACAGACTGTGCCTTTGGATTTACGTTATTATTGCACGCAACTATACCTCCAATCATTTTTGCAATAGCAGTGGCGGTTTTTCCTCCGGATGGGGCAGAAGAAATTCCTACAGTTGGAGTACTAGTGTATCCACCACCACGATTTGTTACAGTAATATATCTCACGCCACCATTTATAATTGTTGCTGTTGCTGTCGCAGTGACACCAACTCCAATCATAGTGAGATTTATAATATTTCCAATTGGAACAACATCAGAATCTGTAGAATCTGTTCCACCAATCAATCCATCAATTTCATCAATATTAGTGTCTATAACTTCATCTTCATATCTGAAGAGTTCGCATCTTAGTTGGTATGTATATAATCCTTGGAGCTGATAGAATGGTTTTTCATGCTCTACATACTTGACTTCGAATAATCTATTACCTAAAGGAAAATAAATTATATCGCCCTCTTTTGGTCTTGATGAAACTTTTATGTTTGGTTGACTTTTTATTAATGGCGAAATATAATTTTTAAATCTTTCTCTTGAAATAGTTAAAGTTATTTCATTAAGTGCCTGAATTCCAAATTTTGATAAAATAGTTGGATTATCATTATATCCTTCATAAGTATCAACATATGCTTCGATTGGATAAGCATTATTAAATTCAGACTCTATAACTTCTCTTATAACCGTTTTTTCTGTGATAAATTGTCTAGGGAGATAATGAACTTCAACACCATACATTCTTAATTGTTCATTAATAAGGTCTTGGATAAGACCTTGCTCTGCTTTAGAACCTTGAAGAAAGAATGGATTAAGCATATGATTAACCTATCATATCGAGAGGAGGAAGTTCGTAAGTGCTTGACATTTTTTCCATTAAAATATCCAACTCTCTTTGAGCATCATCATACATTTGTCTTCCATTCAACTCAACACCACCTGGAAGTTTTACTCCGGTGAATTTCATCATATTTTGTCCCCATTGTCTTTTGATTAATGCGGTAAGATATGGCTTTAAGAATGAATCATTCCAAACTCTTGAATAATCATTTGGATCTAAAGTAGAATAACAATCAATAACAAAATATTGACTTGTACTGACGGAACCCCAATCAATATCCAAATATAATCTATCTTGTCTTTTGTTAAATCTAATCTGCTTTTGTGTATTTAATAAAAAATCTAAATCTTCTAGATAAGTCTTGACCATTGCATAACTGAGGAGTTCAGTTGTTCCCCAATAATAGATATCATTAAGAAACAACTGATATTTAACACTAAACATATTGTGTGTAATAGTGTTTGCTCCATCAAAAGTAAAAATCTTATTGACTCCTATGATATTTGGAGGCATCTGCAAATAATTACTATTTTCGTAGTATTCAAAAGTCGTTGCAGTTCCTACAATATTTGCAGTTACTGAAGTAGTTGCAATCCCAACACTACTTGAAGCACCACTAGAAGTTCCTGCTCTTCCCCTATCAATATCTGCCTGTGTTACTTTATACTTATAAAAAGTAGGATACACTCCATCAAAATGTCTTTCCTGAAAAAATTGAATAGCGTCATCCACTAAGTCTTCAATTTGTTCATCTGCAACATTAATCTCTAAAACTGGAGCACCCAGTTTTCTTTTGCAGTAATCAATAAGTTCCTGTCGAGTGGATGGTTGTGCCATTAGATTTTAAACCCTGCGACTACTTCTTGTTGCTTAAAATATAATTTAATATAAGATTTTGCCAAGTTTTTCAAAGTTTCAATATCATCTATACTATCTATATCTCTAGAAAGTTTTTCATATTCAAACAATTTAGACATATTTTCTAGAGAAATTTTTTCAGGATCCATTTGCTAAACTCCTCAATAAGTTTTTAATTTCATTCAAGTCATTTTTCATTTCACTTACATCATTTTCAAGATTTTTAATTCTTTGAGATTCATTATATGCTTTTTTATAACTTTGAACATATGCATTATAACTATCAATATCAGTATTCACAATCCCGTGAGAATATGTGTCTCTCACTAAGTGATCTTTATCTTTTACTTTGATATATTCCATATCAAACATTAGGTTTTACTGTGGCAATAGCTCTCAAATCAGAAATCATTGGTGGAGTTGCTTGGTTGCTTCCTGCCATTACAATTTTAATAGAGAATGCATTAAAGTTTGGAAGATCATCAATACTATATTCATAATCTTTGAATGATCTATCTGAAGTTTCTTGAACAAAAGAATCCGCAGATCCATCATTTCTTGATGAGTTTATAACTCTCTTAATTCCAATTCCATCTATACTATAATTCGAATATCCTGGGAATAGTTCATAATTCTGAGAGGAGTCTGGTGCATCATCTCTGAATATTCTATAAAGAACACGTATATCATTAGTACTATTTCTACTTGCAGTTAGGAGAACCTTCAAAGAGTTTGCTGGAAGTTTCAATCTGACTGGTTTTGAAATATAAATTGTATTGTGCTTATCGAAATAGAGACTTCTAACAGAATCATCATCAGCATATAAAGATGCTGTCTGAATTCCAACTGGATTGTTTACCAAGTTGGACGTTGTTATTACAGAAGTGCGGATAGTGTCAATTACTGGTGATACTCTGGAATCCTGAGATGACATTAAGAATTCCATAGTCAATGAACGATTTCCTGGAGTTTCAGTAATTAGTCTCTCCTCATTAACATCAGAACAAATAAGTTTTGGTGAAGTGAAGTATGTTGTATCTGCGATTGGGATAGTTTCAAATCCATCATCTATGAATGATTTTTCATTTCCACCAACACTAGTTCCGGTAAAGGTTCTAATTCTTGCAGAAATATTAGTTTTTGCTGGAATTATATTAGCAATGTTAGGTGTAATTGATTCATATTGAATGTTATTTGTGAGTATTGTGCCAGAATTTCCAGTTTGGATTGTTGAATTAAAGTAAAGATCATTGCTTCTATCAGATCCAATTCCAGTTCCCTCAAAATCAGTAGAATCCATATCAATTTTTATATGATAACTGTCAAGATCAATAGGATGAGTTGTTGTATTTACTTCAGCAAAATTATGTACTTTATTAATTCTTCTTAAGGAAACTCCATTGAGTTCATACTTATAAACATAAACACCGGAATCATATGCTATTGCTTGAGTTCCATCAAGTGCTCTTGTTAATGTAGTTAGAGAATTTCCAGAAACTCCAGTATATCTAATAACCTCATTACCAATAATTACATAACCTGGATTAGAAGCACTTACTGCAACACCTTCAAAAGTGTCAAAACCAACCGAAGAAACTAGACTTATTGTATTAACCTCTGTGGAGGTAAGTGAAGAAGTTGTTGTAGAGTTAGTTTCATTAACTGAAGGTCTCATTTCACTAATTTTTACATAGTTTTCTGATGAGTGCATTCCATGATTCTGTTGATAAATCTTGAGGTGTACACCATCATAATATTGATCTGCAGAAATGCTTGAAATTGTTACTCCTGCCCCAACATAGGTAGTGACTCCAGAAGAATTAATGTAATTAATTGTGCTTATTCCTGCAGTAAAGGAACCTTGAACTTCATCAAGAATAAATGTGTTGTTGGATGCAATTGTAGAAACAACTACTCTTCCCCCAAAACCAACATTTTGTCCTATGTTAGGAATTAGTAGTGAATCTCCTACTTGGTATCCAGTTCCACCAGAAGTAATACTTACTGAATTGATAGATCCATTTAAAACCCCTACAGTTGCCTTTGCACCCTGTCCATATCCAGTCTCTGTAGTCAGAGTTACATCGGAGAAAAGTGCAGTTCCAGAAGTTGGTGTATATCCAACACCAGCATTGGTTACTGTTACGCCAGTCCCAACAGTAATGCTTCCTGCAATTCCAATTAAAGTTGATGATGAAGATCCTTGTTTAATGGTGACGCCTGGAGTAATTAAAGAACTATCGTATCCAGTAGAACCTAATCCAACTACTATTCTCTTGGAGAGAGTTTGAATTTGATTTGAACCTGTTACGGTGACTTTTTTATTTCCAAGAGAAAGTTTTGGATTAAAGAATCTTACTAAACCTTCATTCACAAAGTTAGCTCTATTAATTCTATATTTAAGGTCTTCAAGTTGAGCAGGAGACCAAACAGTTCCATTTTGGGACTTGAAGAGACTTCCTAATGTTGGTTGCCTCGATACCTTTACGCCAGAAAGAATATCATTCTGTCCAAGTTCTGTCACAAATACTCTATAATTTGGACTGTTAGAAACCAAAACAATTGCATACTCTGCCTGAGTCTGACTTGCTATAGGTGCTTGGCGAACTGTTTGTTGCCTTGGTCCAGATAAAAATACTGGTGATGGGAAAGTAAATTTAGTTGGAATAGTTCCATCAACGGAAAGGTTAACTTGATCTGGAGTAAGAGTAACCTCTGAGAAAGGAACGACAATATTACTAGGAACTCCTGCAACCAATGGTCTGATTTGAAGAGTAACGGGCATATTATCGGAATCTTTTGTTTCAAACCAAATATCAACAGAAGTTAAAAATACTCCAGTGTCTTCAAATACATAGAATGATTGTGCCAGTGGATCATAAGGTTGTTGTATGTTAACACTTCCTTGAGTTGCAGTTTGTGTAATAGTAGTAGTATTTGTAGTAATATTTGTAATTGTTGTCGTATTAATTTTACTTGGAGGAATAATTGTAATATTTCTCGTAGTTAAAATATTAGTTTCTGCAATATTGACGATTCCGCTAGAAGTAAACTCAGCCTCAGCACTACTTTCATTAATTCTTGAGTTTGCAATATATTCAGTTAATTTAATATTTTCAAGTTTTTCTGTGTCAATTAAAGTAAATGTGTTTTCTCCATTAATCCATTTTGGATTTCCCACAACATTGGGATCGGGAACATATAATGAACCCAACAATCTTCCACTATTATCAGAAAGTAAACGAATATTTGAAATTCTTGCGACAGCACCTGAAGTTTTTCCAATTAGGGTCATATTTGGCGCAATTTGTCCATAGAATTCAACTTCAGATGGAAGTTCCAATGATCTAGTATCTACATTCAAGAATGTAGATGATTCACTATAATCATTTGGCATTGGTTGTTGGGTATATGGATTAAATACAAAAACATCTGGTTTTGGAAGTGCATCTGGATTTGCTGGTAATACGGAACCAGTTGCTGCATCAATTATTGGAACTGGATTTGTTATTGCTGGTGGATTTGAACCATCAAATGGTCCCGTTTTGTGGTTTGGTTTGCAAACTCTAAATCTAATCTTTGCGGAGGTAAAGAGGGGATTACTTTCGACAGTTTCTCCAATTTGGAATTTGCCGGAAATCATTTCAACTTCAAGCAATTTTGGAATAATATAATTTTTTACATCAACACCCTGGAAGAAACTATAGAATCTAGTGCGTGGTTTTAGTCCTCTTGCATCAAATTCAATATTTCTACTTCTCAGATATCTTACTGGTTGAGTATAATGTGATAGAGATTCTGATATAGTATCTTTTTCAATTATTTGTTGAGGAGTATAAGTTGTTACGGTGTTGCTTGTAGAATTTGTAGTTGTTGTTGTTTGTCTAGTTTCAACTAGACCACCTGGCGTGAAATCTAGGTAACCACCAGCTCCATTCATTCTTGTTAAGAATTGATTAGCAACATCTCTTGGAACATATTTTTCTAACAGTTGTCGATCAGCATCTCCTCTCCAATGAAGACCATTAATTCTTATTGTATTTCCATTGATTATTTCTATGGTTCTTCTTTCTGCACCGCGATCGCCACCAGTGCCAATTATTGTATTCTCTTTTCGTCCTGCAGCATCCCAACCTGAGGTTCCTTTACCTAAAATACTAGTTGCAATAACGTTTCTTGCATTTCCTAACCAATCAAAAGGTTGATCCCCAACTTGTGCAATTGGTGGATTTGTAAAAACAGTTTTATTATCAGTTAAATTATTAACAATGGTTATATTTTGATCTGGAAGTGGATCTGTAGTGTTTTTAACTTCGTTAAAGCTTGTGGTAGTAATTGCTTTTTCATCGATCCAAGTATCAATAGGTGGATTTAGTTGAAGCAAACCACTCCAATATCTAACTAAAAATGCAGTAACACTTTCAGTTTTAGTTGCTAAAAGTTGTTCATCATATGTTACTTCAGTGTAGTCCAGTGTAATGAGATCCCCAGTTTTTCTTACTCCAGGTGATCCAAGGTCGGTTACATAACTGCTATCTTTATTTGGAGAGAATGTTTGTCCAACACCAGAAATTACCTCAGAACCTAACTCAAGATCGAGAGATGTTGTATAATGCAATGGCCTTAAAAGTTTTCTATCCTTATCAATGCAAGATTTAAAACTTATATTTTGAAGGTCGTGATAAATATGAGTCTTAAAATCATCAACGAAGAAACCGCACTTAAATCTATCAAGACCTGTTTCCGCATCCTTAATGGTAAAGTTTTCTGTCTTTGATTCTAATGCAGTAAGTGTTGTAAACTCTTCAACTCTTTGAATTCTATCTTCAAGTAAAGAAATATCAGACATTCGATATCTCTTATGTTGTGCCATATTTACAATCGCATTTTTTGGATTATAAAGATATGGTGGAAGAGTTATTGTAGCTACTTGAAGAGCGTTATCTTTTGCGACAGGGGGTTTTGGATAATCATTAGGTTCTCCGGAAACAACTTCAAATGTTCCATCTTGATTTAAGAAGACTTTATCGACTCTTCCAACATAATACGAATAATTTAAAATAATATTTTCATCGGGAGCAAGAATATATTGTGAATATTGTCCGGCATTCGTAAATATGCGAGATTCGAATTCAAAAGGAGAATTTGTAGATGTTGTATATGGTGCAACTCTAGGTCTAATATCAATATAGTCAGAAATTCTTCTATTATTGTAAATAGGAATTTCTGTTTTAAAATTGGAATTTGAATAACTATTTGCTGTAATGAATTCTCCAGTATCACTTGAATCAATCGTGTAATTTTGGAAAACAATTTTTAACTTTCTAGATGGTTCTAGAACGTTTTTCTTTCTTATGATTCTGCCGTAGTCATAATATTGGTCTCTCTGCCCATCATCGAGAATAAAGTTTTGAGTTACATTTTTGTCACCTAAACCTTTTTGTAAAATTAATGCTTGGGTTGATGAATCTTTACCTCTTACTACTTCACCTTCAATAAATTGATTTAGGTTGAGATAAACATATTCAATAGTATCTGTAGATACTCTAGAAACAACTAAACCAACAGCCCCAGAAGTTTGTCCGATAACGTGCTCACCAATGACAAAATCCTGATTATTATTAGTTGGTCCAGTAAATGATGAAAGTTTTAAATTTGGTAAAGAAGGATCTGAAGTGGTAGATGATTCATAAACTGCCAAAACATTTAAAACATCAGGAACATTTAATGATATCTCATTATCCTGAACTCTTGTTCCATAAACCTGACTATAAGTTAATCCATCATTGAGAGTTGTTGTTCCAATTCCAGATGAAGTTAACTTTGAACTACTTACAACTAGTGTAGTTGCTTTATTTAACTTTTTAAGTTTTGAATTTGGTTTAAGATTTCTTACCGTTGAAATTACATCAGCCGTTCCACTAGTTTTTGTTAACCCATTAAAAGTTAATATTTTTCCTGTAGTATCAATATTATATTTGTCTCTTCTAATAGGCTCAATTGTTCCGTCACTATATGTAATAACAAACTTGTCTTCGTCAAAAGAATCAAAATAAATGTCAGCATCTGTAATAGTAATTGTCAGACTATTAGCAGAAAATGAAACATTTGGGAAAAATCTTCTTTGGATTACTTCATTATCTTCTAGAGAGACTGATGAAATGTTCTCTCTATCTAATCTTGTAAGTAAAGATGAATCCTGTCCATAAGAAGATGCAGAAATTTTAACAATATTAGTAACTGTACTATTACTCGTTGGTAAATTGCCAGAACAAATTCCAGAAACTGTAGTGAGTGCCGATACGGTGAAGTTAGTTCCACCTGCACTTACAGAATTTACCTTATTATAAATTACATCAAATCCTACATTTGGATTTGGATATGAAATAATATCTCCAACAACGATTTTATTAACAAAGTTTGTTCCCAGTCCAGCAGAGACTGTACTGATTCCACCAGAACCAGCAGTGATATTAAATAGAGTTCCTTGTGGTGCAATTAATGTTCTTGACTCAAGAACCAAATCTGCATTAAAAGTTGATACCCCAACTTTTGAATATACTGATTTTATATCTGAAATAGAATAGTCTCTTACTGTTTTAATCAATCTTCCATTATCAATTCCATTAATAGTAACTGCTTCGTTCTCTAAAAATTTTCCAGAAACTTGATATAATGTTAATGAAGAAGAGTTAGAAACAGAAGTTCTTAGATAACCACTTGCGTTACTTTTCTTTCCTTGAACAAATGCTGGAAGAGATTGTGTGATTGATGTAGTTAATCCAATATTTGTAAATGTTTGGATGTCATATAGTCTTAAAAATGACTTACTAATATCATTTACATAATTTGCCTCTGGAACAAAATCATAAACTCTAGCAACACCAATTGTAGTTCCAGTTGCTACGTATGCAGTATCTCCGATTCTGGAATCCATTAAACTTACATATGATGTAGTTCCAAGACCTATTGAAGCGGAACCATATGAATTATTAACAATAAACAGATTACCTGCATTATATGGAATTAACTGATTACTTAAAGTTTTAGTAGATCTTGGCTTTGCAACATCTAAAAGTTTTGGTGCGATACTTTCAACGTCATAACCATTCACATAAGCTTTACCAGATCCAACTTGATAGACCATCTTATCTTCAGATGGTGTTTCTCCATTAACTGTTGTTTGGTCTTCAAAGTAAATTCCATTTGATAAAACTCTATCATTCAAACTATCTTGAACAAATAATGTAAATGGTTTTACATAATAATCACCATTAGTTTCTGCAGTTCTTCTTGCAAGTTCATCTCTAATTAAACTATATTGTGGATTTTTATTAAAGAATTGAGGATCTCCATTAAGAACTCTCAATATCTCTACAAAATTATCTGCTTCATCGCTAATTTCTTTCTTAGTTAATTCAAGTTCAATCTTGAATCTATCGGCTCCTGGAGCTGCATAGTTTGAAAATCCTTGTGCATTGTCAAATAAAGATGGATCTTCATCTGAAGTTACAACACTTTCAATTACATTAAATCCAATCCTGTATGAAGGATTTACTCCATATTGGTCAAGAATAATTCTTTGTTCAAGAACTCTAACAAAAGCACCTCTTATAAAATAAACACCAGATGCTACTTTTACCGAAGAACCATTTGAAGTTGCATTTGCGGAGATTGTGTTACAAACTCCTTGCCCAACTGTAATAGTAAAGTTTCCATATGAAACTTCTTTTTCTGTAATTAAAGTTTCTCCATCATTAAAAACTTTATTATTAAAGTCTGCTCCTCCGCTTTCTAGATATTGAATGTATAAAGTATAATTACTTCTTTCAGACTCGGAATTGTTAAGAACGTAAACTACCCTAGCAGAAACTCCACTAACTGCACCCCTTAAAGTTGTTCCTAAAAGTTGATCGAAATATAGAGAAACTGGTGAACCATTAAAAGTAGATTCAATCTCTACGGCATAAAATGGATTATCATATGAAAGTTGTCCGGGAATTACTACAGAACCTTCTTTAAAAATATGATTTCCAAACTGCTCAACTTGATTTTGGAGAATTGACTGTAAAGTAGTTAATTCTCTTGCTTGAATAGGATAACCTGGTTTAAATAAAACTTTGTAATAGTCTTTATTGATATCAAAATCATCAAAATATGGAGAGACGTTGAGGTTAGTTTCCTGTGGCATAATTCTTTAGAATTGCAAAATAACTTTGATATCTTCTTTTTGGTTTTGTGACCTTGTAATCGAAGGTCTATTATCGACGTAAATAATATTTCCTGAGTATTTTTTGACCTCTGGATTTGCCAAACCGCCGATAAAGGATTGACCAAGATTATATGTTCTATTATTTATCGAGGTAGAGACGCCTGTAAAAGTTGTATCAATGTATAAATCAGTACCTGTTATAAAGGTAGTGCCACCTGTCCCAACTGAACTTGTAAATCTGTTTAATTGAATTCCATAAGTTGGGGAAGCATTTTGAGAACCATCGGTATTAAAACCCGCAAGACTTTTATCTTGCCAATACTTTAGAACTCCTGTATTTTGATCATACGAAACAACTCTTCCGACAGCAGTTGTTCCTGTGCTTATAGTTTGAGTAAATCTGGAGTTTGCTGTAAAAGTAGCAGTGCTATATCCAGTACCAGCAAGTCTTAAAGCATAAACAGCACTTGCTTTTTCAATATCTAATAATGAAGATGAGTTAAATGCTTGTGGATTTTCTACAATCCCAACTCTAGCAATTTTATTTCCAGTTATAAAGTCTGGATTTTCTATATCATTTTCTATTCTAGAATAAATTAAAACATTATATGCGCCCAACTCTTTGTAAATGTCTGCTCCATGTCCTCCTTTAGGTGGAATGATAACATCAAAAGTTGGCGTAGTGGTTCCTGTGGGGACATTCCCTCCAACCAAATCAATAGTTCCAAAAGTATATCCGTCTCCACCAGAGGATACTGTAATAGATTCTACCTTAGAGTCATTATTAATTACTATCGTCGCTTTCCCCCCAGTTCCATCTCCTTTGATTGGAACATTTGTATATGTTCTATTTGCTGTTCCTAATCCAACACCACGATTCGTAATTGTAATTATTTTGAGTTGGCTGTTTGAGGTAGATGCATTTGTTCTAATTGCAGCACTCTCTGAACTAGTTTCCCAATTTTTTGGTACTGGTATAAAATTAACGGTATCAAATTTTATAATTTCACTTGGTTTAACAGTATAAAGATATTTCCATACATACCCATCACCACTATCGCCAGCAGCTCTGGGTTCTAAATCTGTAAAGATTGGTTCGTCTAAAGATGGCCTTCCGTCTGGATTTTCGGGGTCAGTTCCATTTTGTAGGCATATGTAAACTCTATAATCACTGTTTATAACATAATAATTTGAAGAATATAAACTAGTCGAACCTGATGGCTTGGATGTTCTGGTTCTACTTATATCATGACGATACATATCATAAGTTGTTCCGGATGACCAAGTTAATTTACGAATGACTTGGGATACATCAGATGCTTTTACTTTTTTCAAAGCAACCATTGTATCCCAATAATCGTTTTCTTGATCAAAATTATCCTTAGGTGATGGTGGGTTACTTTCCCATCCAGAGGAATAATCTGTTGCATTAGTTAAACCAACAAAAGCATAATAAGAATTTGACGAAGAAGTTGCTGCCGAAACAAAATTCTTCGCATTCAAAATTCTTAATTGGTCAGTTATAATTGCAGACATTTTACAGTTTTTTATCTATTTATGTGGTTGAATACCCAATATACTTTAATTTATTGTATCTTTGGACTATAGGCGAAGAAGAAATTCCGGCAATATTTGCATAACTTATGAACTCTTGTGGGTTTGGACGAATAGGTGTCAAGATTCTTCCCCAACTATATTCACCATAAAAACCACTAAATCCAAGTCCAGTCAAACCATTGTAACTAGATACACTTACTGTTACTTTAGCAACATTAGTAATGCCTATTCCAGGAACTGCAGTTTGTGCTATTGAAACTGATACGACTTGATAAATGTTATCAATAAAGGTTGTGCCAACACCAACGATACCTCCAGTTGAATTTAATGATGTCAATCCATTACCAACATTAGACTTGGATACAGTAAAGTAATATCCAGTTTGAATTCCACTAATTCCAGTTGTTGCAACACCAACCTTGACAATTTCAGAATTTCTTAAAATTGAATCTTTTGGAATAAAGAAATCAAATACAATTCCAGTAGAAGCAACACCCACAGATGTTGTCTTAATTCCAGAAATTAATCCAAAATCTCCTTCATAAGAAACTTTATCTATAGATTCATATTTTAGTGAAGGTGTTTCAATTAAAACTGCAGGAGGTTCTGCAGAAGAATAACCAGACCCAGGAACCGTAATTGCAACTCCAGTTACGACTCCTCCCGATATAGTTGCAGATGCCTTTGCTGTATTTTGTGCTGCTGTAGTTCCAAATCCAACCGGACTTGCAATAGTTACTACTGGTGTTGTAGAATATCCAACCCCACCATCAGAAATAACGATGGAAGAAATAGTGCCAGATAGAGATACAATTGCAGTGGCCGCGGCAGAAGTTATGGAATCCTGAGATATAATTAAAATTTTGTTTTGTGGTTTTTCATTAGTTCCATCGTGAACATATTCTTTTTCACTATCAAAGAATGCTTTCACACTTTCAACAAATATAGAAGTAGAACCAATACCAATGTTTTGAATTATGTTTGTGGTAGGTTGAATATATGGTTCATAAATGACTCTATCTTTTCCAACATAAGATCCATTTACAACACGATCTTCAGTTTGTCTGCACCAGGTTAATGGTCTAAGTAACTCTTCATCTTGAGTTACTCCAGGTCCTGGATATAAATTAGTATTAATTATATCTGAAGAAACAATAGTTGTTACTACTCTATCTTGCTGCGACAGATTAATACTATCATCGGTTATTAATACATCATCGCCAATCTTAACTGTCTCTAGAACATCAACGGTTTGTGTATCTAAATCTCCAGTTCCTCTATAGAAAAGTATTCTTGAAATGTCACCTTCTTTTGGAGCTTCTGAGAATGTTATTATACTTCCTCCATTAAATGTATAACCATCTCCAGGAACCTGAAGAACGTCATTGATGAAAATCAATAAGGTTGCTTGAACATCAATGTTGGATCCTCTTCTAGATCTAATCGTAGTCTGATTTCCATTGATTAAAATTGGGAATGACTTTCTGTTTCCATCAAATAAAGAATCCAATGGATCAATCACTTGAAGTTTTCCAACAGACCACGCCGAAAACTTGTCATATCTAACATCATCCACAGTAATTTGGAACTCAGAGAAACTAAGTGATGTGTTAGTTGGAATTCCGGCAGTCCCACCAATTGAAACTGTTAGAATTTCTCTTCTCTTATATCCATATCCAAGATTTTTTAGTTCAAATGAAATAACACTTGAACCTTGTCCAACAACAATATCCACGACTGCACCAGTTCCAATTCCCATTGAAGATTGAGAACTATAAACTAATGGAAGATTTGAATATGATAGTGGATAATCAAAAACAACATCTGGTGGATTTGACGTTGTATATCCAGCGCCTGGATTTGTGATATCTACGCTAACTATATTTCCATTGCTAACTAAAGCAGTTCCTATAAATTCAATATTTGGCGTTCCTTTACTTTCTGTCTTAACTCCAACATTAACAACTGTTTGGATTCCAACTCTATATCCAGAACCACTGTTTCCAATGCTAATAGATTGTATTGTGCCAGCAGAAGATACGATTGCAGTTCCACCAGCTGCAACAAGTGGTTGATATCCAAATCCTTGAGTAGAACCGACTGATAGAATAATTCCACCTCTTGGAATACTAGCAGTGTTTATGTCATATGTTGTTGATGCAGAATTTCCAATAAATGTAATAGTTGTAATTCCTGCAGTCTCCACTAAATTATAACTGTCTGTTATTCCTGGAGCATTTGGTCCTTGGAATACGTCATTGATTAAAACAATAGCATTATCAGTTGACATACCGATAACATTTGAACCAGAAGATTTGAGTGTAAATGTTTTATCTAAACCATTAAAGTTGTTCGAAATGTCATCAAATACATAATTTTTACTATATGGTTCAGTGCTTGTATTCTCTTCGCCAGATCTTAAAAATACCCTTCCCGTGAATGTTGCTCCAGTTTCAATTCCAACATAGTCAACCTCGTCCGCCCTATTTGTTGGATTTAAAATTGGAACTTTTCCATAAGGTGCCTCGTCAAAGTGAATTACATTATCTACAATGTTATAGTTTCCTATGACCTTTGTTACAAGAGAAGATGAAATATGAGTTGACAATCCAGTTCCCAACCATGGTCTTAAAACAGAAATTGCATTTGTGCTTCCAACTCCAACCGAAGTGACTCTCATAATTTCGTTATCAATCTTAAGTAAGTCACCACCAAATATAGAAGTAATTCCAGATATTGATATTTCGGATTCAAATAATCCAACATTTTTTGATAAAGTGGTTGTTACCGCAGTTGATGTTAACGGAGACTGTATCACATTATCAATACTGATTATTGATTTTTTATTTTGATTTCTTGAAGTGAAGAAATGCGAAGTTCCTATTCCGACAGAAGTTATGTCTAAAACATTTGGAATTGATTTTAATGCATCAGTTGCTGAAGATGCAACTTTTATGTTCAAGTCATTAACTTTGACAACATATAAAGTCGAGGGTAGTTTATCAGTTGTTCCTATTCCGGATATAGTTGTGGTTGCTATTCCTATTGGGGAAGAACCAGTTCCGGAATATGAATAACTTATTTCCTCTCCGGTAACAAAGAAGTGGTTTGGAATTGTAATAACATTTTCGGCAGTATTAACTATCGAAGAACTACCTCCATCAAAATATCTTTGGAAAATAGGATCATTTTGATGCTTTAAGACAAAACTCTTCTTAATGTCATTATCTGTTCCAGTGTAGATGCCATAATCATAATGCAAACCACCATTGGTTAATAATAATTCACTAGATTCATCAGATAAGTACAATGCAACTTGGAAAACCTTAACATCAACATCAATACCCGCTACTGGAGTAAAATATGTATTTGTATTTGAACCAGAAATTCCTGCAGTTGTTATTCCCAAAGAAGATGCTGTATTTAAGTTTCCAAATTCTAAAATATAACAATTATTAGTTGTTGTATCGGTAATAGTTAAAAATTCGGCAACCTGATATTGTAAGTTGGTTTTGTCTTCTATACTGATGATAGAATATGAGCAGTTATTAAATGTATTGGAATAAGTCGCTATAGTATTTGCTGCTGGGGTTGAACTCGATGCAATAGAAACCGAAGATGAATTTATTGTAGCTCCTCCTATAGTTTGTGTTCCAACCCCTATTAAACTTGTATTGGCAAGCGAAACGTTAAAAGCATTGACCACATAATTAACCGTTGTAGCTTGGTTTGGTATCAAATCAATTACTACATTATTTCCAGAAATGTATGCATTATAAGTTCCTATTCCTGATGTAGACTTTGAAATTGGACTATCTGTAGTTAATTGTCCATAATCAAGCATTAAAACTTCCGAACCATTATGAATGTAGGTTATTTCGTCATATTCATAATAAGAAGAATCTGTCGCTCCAATTTGAACTAAAACTTTTGATGATCTGTAAGTCGATGCAATACCAACAATAGTTGTTGATGTAGTAGTTCCAGAAGATATTATTGTATTACTTGTATGAATTTTGACAGAAGTTCCTAAGTTAGTAGTTCCAACTCCACTTACAACATCATTAAGGGAGAATGATAAATTAGATGTATAGTAATCATCAAATTTAAATTTAATTGGATAGAAAAGAAGATTTCCTTGATTGCCGGATATATTGAAATCAAAGAATCCCAAATCTTTAGAAGAATTCATTCCATACTGATTTATGAATCCAGTAGTGTCATCATGAACCAATGAAACTAAAGAAGCTTGAATTTCGTTAGATAATTTTCTATTCTTTATCAAGATAATATATTTTTGAGATCTAAAATCACTAAGAGTAAATGAATCAATAACGCTAAAGATTGTTGGTCTAGGATTACTATTAAATTCATTAGAAAGATCATCGACCATCAAAACTCTATTGCCAACTGATTCAATATAATCTTGTATTACTCTAGAATTGAAAATTATCTCATCAGATAAAATATTATTATCAATTGTCAAGTTATTTTCTTTTACAAGGTCGAAATCAAATACACAATTTAAGTCAACAAATCTAGATAGGTCAGCAATTCCAGAAAAATCTCCTTGATTTTGTTCTGTAGAAATTCCTGCACTACCTGAAGTTGATTCTATTATTAGATTACCAAACTTTTTAAATCCAGCAGTGTGATTTAGATTACTTACTGCATTATCCCAAGTGTTTAAATCTTTTTGTGACTTGAGATCATATGAGAAATATTGATAATAATCACTATCATGAACTCTTTGAATATCATTATTTAAAAATCCAGTTTCAGTATTCCATCCTTTTCTAACTACAGAATAAGAATCTATACTATAGTTGGAATCTAAAGTCAGAACCCTTTTGATTAATCCGGTAGATCCTGAAGTTTTTCCTCTTATAATTTCATTTTCTACAAAATCTTGAGAGGTAGATACTTTTAAGTATTGGTTAATAAAATCCCAATATTGAACACTTCCGGAAGCAGATGCAGAATAAACAGTCTCTCCTTGATAGAATGTGTTCTTTTTAAGAACTGGGTTAAAGATTGGAAACTGTGACTGTGGTATTATCTTTCCTGAGGAATAAAAACTATTAAATATTCCTGGAAAATCTCCATCGGAAATATAACCAGATATATTATAAGAAACCGTAGCACCAATTCCTCCAATATTTGCATCTAGTGAAGTAATTGTAAAGAGTGAATAGTTATAATTTGAAGAGTTGTAACCTTTTCCTGTTGTTGCTATCCCAACACTAGTTCCTTCTATTAAAACTTTCTCGCCAATAAAGAAAGGAAAATCTGCAAGACTGCTAAAACTAGAACCTAGAGTTACGGTTACATCTTTTGTTGTTGAATTAAATACTATATTATTAATTTTAATCCCATTTGAATTGTTAACTGGAATTATTCTTGGAGTTTCATTACTTATTTCAGTACTATTTTTTAAAATAGTAACTCTAGAGTCTCCAAAATTATAGTCTAAGACAACATCTTGAATGACTTTATTAGTCAGTCCATCTATAACAACTAATTTTGGTATAGAATTATAATTTCTGCCAAAAGAACTAATTCCAATATAATCAAAAGTAGATAATGAATCTAGAATTAATATTTCAGGAAGTTTAGCAGTTGGCCTCATACTATAGTCTGAGGGATAATTAAAACCAATGTCTTGAATTTCTGTTGATGTAATTCTTCCAATAGAATTGCTATTGGGATTTAAAATCGCTCCAGTACCATTATCAGAAATGACAGAAGTAATTCCAGGTAATGAACTATATCCTCTTCCACCATTGAGTAAAGAGATTTTCTGAATAGGACCAGATGCTGAAGTTGATGTTGTAGAATACTCTATTCCACTAGTATATACTGAAGATTCTGGAGTATCTAAAATGTTATACTTAAATGAAGTTGAAGAAACACCAACAACACTGTAATTTCCATTATACCCACTTTCAATCAAATTAATTTCATTGTTAGTTGAAACATCAGTATCAACTATAATTTCTTTTTTAATCTGAGAGTTTAGACCAAGATTAATGGGAACAAGATTATAATATAAATTTTCTGGAACATTATCATTAAGTATTAAGGTTACTTTTGCAGTAGAGTCAATTCCTATATTTCCAGTCTTGGTTAACTCAAAAATTGTAGATTGTTCTGTTGTATTAAATTCAGTCTTAAATTCATTATCTTTATAAAGTTTAAAATCAAATGCAGAATAAGTAACACCTGCACCAATAAAGGAAAGAGAAGAATCTGAAAGATCAAATGATGTTGTTTGATTCTTTATTAGAGATAATGGTGGATTTATGGGAGAAATAGTTCCTGGTTGAGAAGATAAAATACTAATCACTTCAGGAACTGATTTTGTTGCTTGATAATAAGTATTGGATAATTTAATCTTATTCGAATCAATAACTACAACATAATAAATTCCTTCATTAATTAATCCAGATGCCGGTGTTGTTGCAGTATAGATAACTTTTTGTCCAGTATAATACTTATGATTATTAATTGTAATAGTGTTATTATTAGTATCAATCGAAGAGAAAGTTCTTGGATTTATTACTAATCTTCTATTATAATCGTCATATTTTACTATAATAGAAGTTGAAACACCTGGATTTACCTTTATAGTTACGTTATCAAGTATAGATAAACCATGTGTTTCTGCAGTAGAAACTGTAACTACATTTTTATTAATTTGACCTGATAAGGTATTTGAATAATTTGTACTAAAACTATGAGTATCGCCGGTTCCAACTGAAGTAAAGTATAAAATATTACTTTGTAATGTTGATCCTAAAGAAACAAATGTTCCAGTTGAACCTAATCCAACTTTTACTGTTGAAATTCCTATCAGATCATTAGAAATTTTTGCAGCATAAACTATGGATTTTTCACCTAACACAAAGGAAGAAGAACCATTAGTGGAAACTGATATTCTAGTTCCTCCGTTTGAGGAATAGATTAAGGAATCTCCTGTGTTTAAGTTATGGTCTTTAATATAAATTGTTTGTGTTGGAATTGTAATCTGAGTAATTCCAGCACCTGGATTTGAGAAATAAATGGTACTTACTATTCCAACACCAGAAGTTGTCCCCAATCCAACAGATTCTGTGGGACTAAAATAAAGTTCTTTATCGTCATCAAAATTGTATGATGTTGAAATTCCAAAATTAAGTTTAAACTTCCTCGTTTTTTCCGTTAAAGTAACTCCAGCCGAATAAGTTGTTAAACCAGATGTTCCATTTTGATTGCGGATAACTCTAATTCTGGAGGAGAGAGTGTCGATATTTAAAATTTTGACTTCTTCGCTTCCTATTTGGTAAATATCATTTTCTTTGATGTTTGGATAATTTAAGTTACCAGAAACATTGAAGTAAGTTACTATCCCAGTATACTGATCTGAACCAACTCCAGTCGTTAATGTTAGGCTATTATTATTAACTGTTATATTACCTGATTTTTTGTAATCATAACTACCAGTAAAAGTAATTAAATCGTTATTGGAGTAGTTATGTGGTATTGAAGTAAAACCAATAAATTCTCTATCATAGGGATAAAATTTAACATTATTAAATGATGAAGTTGCAATACTAATTTGGGTTACAGATTTGCCTTTTATCTGAGAAACTTTTGCCTTGGCACTTTGTATAGAAGAACCACTAAAGACTACTTTATCATTAATTTTGTAATTTTGTCCTCCGGTTTCAATTCCTATAGAATCAACAGATCCTGTAGAAATACTTTTAACAATAGAATTTTGAAGTTTAACTTTATTTGGATTAAAAATATAATCGTATAGTGGAAGATTATATGGTGTAGTATTTCTTCTCCAACCAGATTCATTTATATCAATATCATCTTGATTTGAAGAACTTTCAAAATTAAACCCAATTGGTTTTGATTTATAATAAGGTCCTATAATATAAGGGAATACTGGTTTTTTGTAATTAGCAAAAAGACCAGAAGATTCTACGGATCCACTATTAATTGTTGCAAAATATGCATAAACTCCATTTGGATACTCTGGCGTAACACCAAACCTACCATTATTTTCATCTAAATCGCCATTACCAAAATAAGTATAATCTTCTACAAAAAATCCTTGTGGATAAATTGAAGTTCTTGGTCTATTAGATTGTAGTAATAATTGATATCCTGGAACTAGACATTTTACTGCTCCACCATCTTTTGAAGAATATCCATAAGGACCATAGATTGGATTTCCATCATACGCCCATCCAATTATGGGAGAGTGTGCATTTGAAATAATTTCTTTATTATCCAGTAATTGTAAATCAGATACATATACTTTCTTACCATCCCTAAATCTTGTTGCTTGTACGGAAGATCTTAGAGGGCGAGGAGCATATGCATGAGTATATTCTAATCCATAATCACTATTCAATCCAGATGACAATATTCCATCATCTTCCTCTATTTGGGAATTTTGTAATAGTCTTTCTACACAATTTATTTTCCATGACTTTATTTGTGCTTCTAACTTCGCTCCATTTCCGGATGGTATTACATCTATAGAAGTATTTGATGCTTGATATCCATCTCCACCATATATAACCCTAACACTAACTAAAGACCCATTGGAAAGGATAGGAGTCAGTAATGCGCCAACACCGTCTCCATTAATTTTGAGAGTTGGCGGAGAATTATATTGACTACCAGAACTATTGACTAAAACGTCAACAATCTTACCATCCGAAACTACTGGAGTTATCTGGGCTCCTGTACCAGATTTTAACTCAAATAATGGTTGACGATTGTGATTAATAATCTCTTCAGATCCATACTGCTCCCCGCCAGACTGAATTGATACTGATTGTATTTGTCCTCTAAAAATAGGATTAACAGATGCGCTGAAGTCTTGACCAGAAAGTGTAGAAACTCCTATTCTTCCTTTTACAGTAACTTTAATTTCTGGATAGTTAAATTTATGAATTCCACTTCCAGTAGAAGTCAAATTGATGTATTGCTTGGTATCATAGTAAAAAGATGTGGTAATTCCCAAAGTTCCAATTCCAAGTTGAGATAACTTAAATTGATTATCATCTATTTTGGTAATATAATATGAAGTGTTAGAGGACAGTCCTCCTATTGATGTTTCTGTGGCATTATAGACAACAATCTCACCACTTTGGTATCCATGTTCAGATATTTCAATAATATCTGAAGAGGTATTGATACCACTAATACTAGTAGTTGTTAGTTTATTTTGATAATTTATTCCACTATTTTCTATGGTAATAGAACCTATTTTTTTCTTTTTTTCTTTTGACTTAAATGAGTGATTTCCTATTCCATAGGATGTTAGACTTATCGTATTAATACCTGATACTGCATCTGAAAAAGACTTATGTAGTTTTACATTGAAACCATCCTGAACAGAAACGTAGTATGAAGAATTTGTAGACAATCCTCCTATAGATGCCTGCCCATTAGTTACATAGATTACTTCCTCAGAATCTCTGAATTTATGATAACTTGAAAATCCAATTTTATTAGTTGGATTTAATTTAACTAAATCTGCTGACCCCTGAGAATTAAATGAAGCAGAGTGGTCAAAACTAACTAAATTTACAATTGCTGATGCTCCAGTCCCATTTCCACCAACAATGCTAATTTTTGGATCATCAAGATAATCAAATCCAGAGTCTAGAATATCAATTCTTTCCAATCCACCAATTACTGAACAATTTGCAGTGGCTCCAAATCCTATGGGGTCCACAATTGTCAATACAGGAGGATTAATAATATCATAATCAAATCCAGGTGCTATTGGAATAATTTTTTCGATTGGTCCATAGTATACGTTGTCATTAGATTTATAATTGAGAATTTCAACACCATTTATAAAAATACCAGTTAATCCAGGATTTGTTTCATATGAATTTCCATCATTTTCTGGATTTATGATTTTTCTAATTAACTTTTGCGATTCTAATAACTGTGTACTTAAATCTCTATAGGTAAATTCTGTTAGTTCAAATTTTGCGTCAATGACAGTTCCATTAACTGAAACAAAATTTTCAGTAAAAATATTACTTCTACTTCTCGCTAGTTTTATTTGAGTGCCACTTACCTTTTTAACAAAATAAACACCAGTCGCTATTCCCAAGTTAGTCTGGGATGTTGGTTTATAAACGACAGAATCTCCAGTATAAAGGCCATGCTGTCCAATATTTAAAGTTGTTCCACTGAAAGATCCACTAAAAACTATTGAACGATCATTTATTTTTAAGGTTTGATTTAGATAAGATGGTAGTGATGGTGAAGAAACATATAATGCATTATCATTTTCATAATAAACATTTTGTACGTTTGATGTATATTTGTTTACTAAAGGATAATTTTGTGATGATACTTTAGATACGTTTTTCTTAGCAGTATAAGTTATACTTGTGTCTAATAGTGGACTTTCTGAACCCAGTTGAATACTAAAAGACTTTTCATTGATAAAAGAACCAACAAAACCAGTGTATTCTACTCCACTTGAAGACAAAAGTGTTACAGAGTTTCCAACTTTAAAGAAGTGATCGTCAGAAAGAATGACTCTATAAGATTTATCAGAACTATCTAAAAGTTCTATAGACTTTACATCATATTTTACAGGAATATTAAAAAACCAGTTGTTTGATTTGTAATCCTTTAAGTCTATTCCAAGAGTTTTTATTTTTATGCTATCATTTTTAGAATAAAAACGAGTATTATCTGGTAAATTAAATTCGGAAAGAACACCAAGAATTCTAATTTTTGTTTGACTTGTAGTTCCAAGTCCAACATAACCATATGCATATTCATTTGTTTTTATTTCAGTAGAATCTGGAATATTTTGAATTATTCCAGTACAACCTAAAAATTGATTTAATGTTTTTGTTTGATATGTGATATTTAAAGAAGTTCCATTTTCAAGATCGACGACGAGATTTCCATTCTCTAGAGGAAATCCTACGGTGGAATCTACTTCTAACGTTTCTGACCCAGAGGGTGTAAAAGAAAGTGTTTTTGTTTTAGGGTGAACTGTAAATTTACCATAAACACTCCCCCTTTCTACGCCAATGTCTTTAATGTAATCATAATCTAAACTTATGGTGTAATAATTTTTTGAACCCCTTACAATTTCTTCAACTTTTGTAATTGTTCCCTGAGCAATTATTTTGTCATCATATTTTTCATAAAGAGTTTTATTAACCAAATCTTCTGGATTACCTTCAATCTTTTCTACAACTAAATCGGAAGTAATTCTATACTGAGCATCTGATGGTTGTATTAAATAATCTCTTGGTTTTATGACCTCAACATTTTGACCATAAAGTGCTCCAAATAAAATTTTAAATGAATTATCCGTACCTTTTGATGAGTAAAAGTCTATTGACTGTTTTATGAATAGACCTTCATTTAACTCCGAATATAAATCTCTCTCTTCAAAACCTGGAGTTACTTGTTTTTTAACCTTAATCAAAAATTCTTTGAGAAAAAGAATACTTAAATTAGTAACTGTTGCTCCTGTGAGATGTTCTTGTGCTTCAGTTTCAGTAAATGTTAATTCGTCTTTAATTTTATAAGAAGTTACTCCACTAAATCCACGTACACAACCTTGAAAAGTTGTGGAAGTCTTCGAAGTATAGGTAATGATTTCAGAATCAATTAAAAGTAAACCATATGATTCTGGAAATCCAGCAGTTGAACTTACATTAACTGTAGAATCAAAAAAAGTTACGTTTGATGTTAAAGATGTTGAATCAACTAAGTTAGTTAATCGATCAATCTTAATATATTGATCAATATTCTGAAGTATATCACTTACGCCACCCTGATTTTCTAGTGAAGTATAATACTGCGATAAAAATTCTGAGGCAAGAGGAAACTCTTCTAGAACAAACTGAGGTAGTTGATTTTCAACAATTGAACTGATTTTGATTCTGGTTTCTGTCATTTTATTATATTCTTACGAGGTCTCCGTTAGTGTAGCTTGATGTAACCTTATACGTTGATCCAGACACATCTGAACCAGAAGAAATTTCATCAGATAACATATTTAATACACTGTTATTAATATCTAGTTGCAAATACAAATCCTGCAATCCAATCACATCATTAGACTTTGGAACAGTAGATATTTGAATAACTGGTTGAGAGAATGAAGTTTTTGAAGTTGCTGACATATTCACTGGATATAATCTTATCTCACCCTTTACATAATCAATTTTACCGACATTTTTTCTCACTATTATTGGTTGATTTGCTGATTGCAATTTAAAGAAAAATATATTTCCATACAATCCATCAGAATCTGGAATATCTGACATATAAAGTACGTCATTTATCCCAGCAATACGGAATCCAGATGACTTAATATTGTATCCATTCATACTCTTGATATGAAACTCGTTTCCATAACAAATTTCATAGTCAGCAAATTTATTTAATTCTACTCTTAAGTCACGCCTTATTACTACTTTAGTAATGTTGGATGTAACTGCGGAATCAGAATCGTCAATTATCTTTAGATATTTGCTATATTTAAATCTTGCACCATACTTATTGAGTTCTTTTGAATTTGCATAATTCTTGATATTATCCGAAATAATAGTTTTTAAGTAGTTTGGATCATTAGTTGAATTTGAATTATAATAAGCAGTTACGTCTGTTTCAAGATAAAGATACTTGAGATCGATTATTTCTGGAACTATTCCTGCAACAGAATATCTTCTCAGAGATCTTTCAATGTTATCTTTAACTTGGTTTGAAACAAACGGTCCATTAATTGGTTTAATGCTAATAAAAACTCTTCCATACTTTGGAGGTGTTAAATCTTCCCCACCAAAAACAGATATTGATTCTGCTTCTGGGTAAATTGTAGGAATGATTGTTTCATAATCAGTTGCAGTAACTGCTCTATTTTGTGAAGAATATTTTCTTGGAGCGTATTTTTTAATTGACTCAACAGATTCAATCTCTCTACCATTTTGAGATTGTGAATTTGTCGTAATTAAAGAAATGCCAGTTGTAACTACTCTATTGTTATTATCTACAATACGACCATTAAAACTAAATGATGAAACACCATTTGCACTTTCACCATTTGTTACATTGTAGAAGACTTCAATGTAGTTTAAATTAGAAAGTTTTTTGCCAAAAACACCATCACCAAAGAATAATTCATATCTTTGGTCTTCAATTTCTTGAATAAAAAATACTCTTGACTCTGAAGTTATATCAAAAAGATTTTTTGCTAACTTATAAGTTCTTTTTACTGTGCTTGATTGAGTATCTCTTACAAATACATTAATTGATTCTACATCAATATTTGGATTATCTAAAATAAATCTTTGATTAGGATTATTAGAATCGACTGTAAAATTATTAACGACATATGATCCTTCATAAACATCAACGTTTTGGAAAAAAGCAATTCCATTCACTACAGGAACAGTTACATCCTGTGAAATTATGAAAGAAAAACTTTGATTACCGAAAGAAGTATTTGAGGTGCAAACAACACCACTTTTTAAGGTTAAAGTAAGTGGATTAGTCGTAAAACCAGTTGTATCTACGAAGAAAGAAATATTTGCCTTTGATGCTGAACGAGAATGTGGAACATAACCTATGTTTCTTGCTAAAGAAACAACGTTTTCTCTGAGTGTTGCACTATCTATAAAGACCTCATTGCTAATCATATTAGCATTATATGAGGAAATGTATGTATTGTATGCTAAAACATCAAGTAGTATTGAAAGATTCGAACCTTCAAAATCATAGTCAGTAAAATTCGAATTCGCTCTTAGATACTCACGAATTGAACTTTTTATTTGATCGAAATCTAGATTAGTAAAATTGACTAGTGCCATTTATCGTGTTGGCTGGAGTGCAAATGTTAATTGTTGAGGTAAAACGTTAATACCTACAATTCTATAAGTTATAGTTACATTGAATTCATTGTTTTCATAATTTGGTGCAACATCTACTGAGATTAACTCTACCCTTGGTTCATAGTTTTCAATAGTATTTTCAATTTCATCCTTAATTACGGATGCAGATATGTCGTCAATGTTTTCAAAAAGGGAACGACTTACTTTTGAACCTAAATTTTCGTTAAAAAATCGTTCTCCTGGATAAGTAAGCACCAAATTTCGAATAGAGCGAGCAATAGCGGTCTCATTTTTCAGAGCAATTAAGTCATAGTTGAGTGGATTGACCTGAAAGGTCATACTCAGGTCCTTAAATCCTTTACTGACCCGCTCTAACGGCATAAAAAGTATAAAATCTGTATTATTTATTCGGGTTTTTTAGATTCGTAGAGTGGTTCCGTTCCATAATCCCAGTCATCATAGTCTTCATCATTGCGAATTTTTGAGTGAATTTCATTTTGATGATAAAAATCGTGTTTTTTGGGGGTTAATTCATCATTTGCAATCTCACGAAGCATTTTTTGCTTCTGAATTTGACTTTCCCAACCATATTCACTACTCAAATACTGAGTTCCCCACTCATTTTTCATAAAGTTTTGATCTTTATCGACTTTTTTGGTCATTGTTTGCTCCTGATTCGTTAAAATCAGAACTTTTTACGGGGTTGCTATCCCGAATTTTTGTAATTTCGTACATAAAATCATCAGAAGTCTCAATTTTACGACGATTTTCAACTGAGTATTCGGTTAAATCAATCTCATATCCTGGATTTTTTGTAATTCTATTCTTAGTCCAAGCATCATCATACCACAATATTTTATTGTTTGGGTATGCATAGAAATTTCCATTGTCCATCTTGAAAAAATGAGCACATTTATGCTCCGGAGTCTCACTAAAGTTAGTATTCAGTGTCGATTTAGATTCCCAAGACCAATCAAGAGTGAATAGATAAGTCCCTTCATTCTTTTCTCCCCGATAGTTAATCAATTCAGCACGTAAGTTAGCCAATCTTGAACGAACTTGAACATCAATATAAGGAGAAAAACAATCCCACCACATACACTCTTCTAATTCGGGAACTGGCGCATCAGGTTTCCAACAAAATGCATGAATAGGTCTACGAGTCCAATTGACCCCATTCTCAAGAAACGCCTCAAAGAGGGGTACGTGCTTCTCTAAGGACGCTACAGAGTGTACATCGCATAAAGTTACCTCACCATGACCTTTTTTATGATTATAAAGAAATTCATTACGAATGTAACACGTAATTGTAGGTAGATTATGATTTAGATATGCCATAAGTTTATAATAAAAAAGCAGGGATTTCTCCCTGCTCTATCTATATTATTTACCTTGACCGCGATATCTTTTCTTACGTCCATTACGAGACGTTGCACTCAATAGTGTACGAGCAGAACGTCCTTGACGTGTTTTCTTTGGTGCTCCTGGTTGAAACAGGACTTTATTACTTCCACCTTTAGCCATTTGTAATTACCTCCATTTTAAAATTCATCAAATTACGCGAGTTTTTTCATGACCAACTCTGATACGAGGATCGCACCAGATATCAAATCCTGCCTCTTTTGCATCAAGACAGAATGAAACATCTTCACCACACATATCCTGAACTGCACCAGATTCAAAGACTTGCATCTTCGGAGCAAACCAAGGATACTCAAGATTCTCGAAGACACCATTCTTAATCAAAACCCAACCAAATCCAGTGTAATCAACTGTGAAAGGCTTTCTACGCTTTTGAATTGAATCAACGGTTTCGTGATTCATAACACCACCATTCTTACGGAAATCATCTTCCTCTAACCAGTGTGCTACTGAGGTTGTGTGACCATCTTCTGTGGCATACCAACCAGCAACAACTTCCTTCTCTTCTCCTTCTTCATTCAGAGCAAGATCACAGAGTTGCCAGAACTTTTCTGTGTTGAAGACAATATCCGAGTCAATCCAAAGTTGATAATCGTATTGTAGTTTACCATCCCAAGGAATCTGCTTTGGTCCACGAAGTACATTTGCTCCAAGAACTTTACAACGTGCAAAGTTCACCATAGAACTATAGTCTTGTGAAATCTGAATACTCATATTGTTTTGTACAAGATCAAAACAAAGTTGTACAAATGCTTTTAGAAAGATAAACGAACATCCCCTACCAGGTAGACAGAAGACAATCGACTTGCCCTTCATTCGTTCTTTAATTGCATCATAATCCCATTCTTGTTCTTTGGGTTTAGGTGCAGTTGCTTTAACAGTAAATCCTTTTGCCATAAGTGAAATTAACCTTCAATGTCAATTTTATCCGTCTATTTAGTATTTGTCAATGCTAACGCAGTCAATGAGAGGAATTCAACAATACTTCCTTACTTACACAAAGTTCCTCATAACTTAAATCTTCCTTTGTAAGATCTAAATCAAGAAGATCAATCATTCTGTGCATCATCTCCCAAGTCTCAGTGAACTTACTCTCTGATAAATTGTGATAAACACACTGACCCTTTGCATAAATGTGATAAACCTTTTCAGTCATAAAAATTATTCCGGAATTTTTTCAGTGCTTTTTATTTTGTTACCGCATTATATATCAGTACAAATAAAAATCCAACAGTGCCTCCGAATATCGTAAAGCACTGTCGTGGATATCTTATTAACCATCCTGCAAAGACAACCTTCCAGAAGTTCCAATAAGGATATTTTTTCTTCATTGAATAAATCGAGATGTTACAGTTTCTCTATGATGAATAATATCATCATTAATAGAATTTTTAACTAATTCAAGTACTTTCAATATCCTAGAATCTTTTTCATTTTCAATTAATAACTCAATTTCTTTTATTTTATGTTTCTGCCATTCCAAATGACATTCTTCAGTTGAATCAAAAGATCCGAGATAACTTTTTCCAATCCTTGCATTATATCTAATATTCTTCATTTTTGTTGGATTAGATAAGTTTACTCCAAGAGGATACTTTCCTCTTTTTTTAAAACTTAAAATATTAATTAAATTATAAGAAGTTATCACACAGTTTTCTGGACAATATTCATTACCTTTAATTAAGTAAAATATTGAATCTTTATCAATTTTTTGATTCTCTATCCAAATCTTAAATCCTGAATACTTTTTCCATTCCTCACAAATAGTTTTATTTTTTGTTTTACACTCCTTCAATATTCTTAACCATCTTTTATAAGTCGGAGAGTGTCTCCCTTCGAATTCAACATCATTAACTCCAATACTATAAGCATAATCCTTTTTTAAAGAATTGCTTACCTTTCTTAGATATTCTTTGTCTCTTTTCCACGATGCTTTATTTTCTTCAATGGACATCCATTCCAGATTACTAACATGATTGTTTAGTTTATTTCTATCTTTATGATCAATTGAATCATAATTGTAAGGATTTGGAATAAATGCCTCTGCTACTAATCTATGAATATTTGCCTTTCTTTGACGCAGATATTTTCCATTCTCATCCCGAAGCGTGATATTAATGGAAGGATACTGATATTTTGTGTGGGCAGGATTTCCTCTCAGATGTGTATTCAGAGGTATCAATCCATACTCATTTAATTCTGTATACCTATCATATTTTCCAGGCGCTCTATATGCTTTTCCCTCATCACTAATGTAATATCCAGGATATTGGGTTTCTCTTATATTCTCCGGAATTTTTATAGGGGGGAATTTTGGAGGGTCGATTATATTATACCTGTTCTTTAGATAATATCTTCGTTTTGCCTCTTTCTGTTTTTGTGGGTCTTTATATGGCATTTTTTCTGGGAAAAATTTTTTTTATAAGAGCGATAGAAAGGTCGAAAAAGACATACAGTGTAGGTTAGGGTAGTGGGGCGTTTTTATATACGCAACGCCCGCTATAAACAATAACAAACAACATAAATTAACTGCTAATTCTTAACACTGTCAAATTACGATTGCAGATATAAAGAATCAATCAGTGCTGTTTAATTATAATACCTAACTGTTTGACTGTCAATATAAAGAACAGGTGCGGTCCCTGTTTAATACTCAAGGACCGCACAGTTAGTATCAGAACTCGATGCTATCTGCAGTGGGTTCGCTATAAGCAATCGACTGCTGATTGTCCTCGGTGAGTGTATCCAGAATCGAAAGAATCTCACTGCCAGTGTTACCTTGAGCAAGCAGAGAAAGCATCACGGTCTTAGACATTTTGTGTTCTTGTGTGTTAGTTAGTGTGAAACAGTGAGTGTCTTTGTGAGGGCGCATCTCATTCCCTTAAGTATCAGAAATCAAACACGTCAGAGTTAATCTCAAGGACGTTAATCTTGGGGTCCTTGAATGATACTCCGTCAGGCGTCTTTAGGGAATTAAAAGAACACGCTTCCAGAGCATCTACGAACTCAGAGTAATCACCACACTCACGGGCAAGACTATAGAAACCCTCATCATTTTGAATCCACAGTGCAACATTCCAGGTCTCATAATTCGTCCAACCGTTATACTCAGTGTCGGACAGATTTGCTTGGTAAGTGACAGTCATTTGGAGAAAAGTTTAGTGGGAAAAGTGTGACTCAGGAGATTACAAATACACAGTCGGGGTGATGATCTTCGCACCAATAAGTAGCAGGATAACCACTCTCAGAACAGTGATCATTCATTCGATCAACCTCATTCTGTGCTTGAGATTCAGTCAGGTGAGAGTAATGAACTCGGGTCTGATTCTGAAACTTAGAGTAGACTGCGAATGTCATTTGGGGAAGAAAAGTGTTGTTGAGGGGTGAACTGTTGCCCCCCCCCCATACTACTAAGACACTTTAGAGGTGAGTAACTTTAATACCCTACTAATCACCAACGGTCAGGTGTACTTAAGTCCTCAACGTAAGCATCACACTTCTCTGCAGGTTCCAACTTGAATAACTTCTCCCAGTCAATCTGATGTGGGTCGAAGTCAGGAAACGCTTGAATGTCTAGAGTGATGCGATAACGAACCTTCTGTGCCTGGTTGTATGCTACTGACATAAGTGCGCTCCTTGTGTTACTGAAAGTATTGTAAGATGCTGGGCGGATTTTGTCAATGAGTCTGGGGATATTTATGAGGGACCTGTGTATTTTTGTGCGGGATGTGTGGGGATTTTGTGACGGGGCGCTTGACAATTTCTTGGAGGTGTGATAGCTTGCAGGCAAAGATCACAAGGTCCAGAAGGATTTAAATGACTATAAGTTTTCCACAATTCTAACAGTTTTTCCACACATTTATTATACTTTTTCCACAACATTGTGGAAAACTAATATCATTATTTCAACACTTAAATATAAATAACGCAAGTATATTTTTCATCAATTCAATGGCATATATCTATTCAATTACCAACCTTGAGAATAGCAAACTCTATGTGGGAAAGACTACTCAACCCAACCCATATGATAGATGGAAGCAACACTTACAGAACGCAAGAAGTAAGGATAATTTAGCAGAGAACAATTCAGTTCATTCTATGCCTATTGTTCGTGCCATATGTAAATACGGAGCAGACAACTTTAAGTTTAGAGTATTGGAAGAATGTAGTGATGATGATGTTAATGAACGTGAAACCTTTTGGATAAACAAACTTGATACTTGTGGTAAGAATGGGTATAACATTACGTTAGGTGGTGATGGTGTAAAGAAACCACGAAAGTATTGGGCAAATCATCCACATTCTAAAGCAGTGAGTTGTTATACATTAGAAGGTGAATGGGTTAGAGACTATGAGAGTGTGGGAATTGCTGCTGATAGTTGTGGAAATAAAAAGGGAAAAACTGGGATAATTGCTTGCATTAAAGGTACGACATTTCAAGCACTTGGATATAGATGGGCGTGGAAAGGTGAAACTCCTAAAGTAATAGAGAAAAGAGTAAATGTTCGTGGTGTTGTATATGGTATCAATCCAACATTAGGACGTAAAAAGATGTGGAAATCTATGGCAGATGCAGCAGAAGAAATACAAGGAAATCGTACAAATAATCACGCTATTCATCACTCACTTAACAGTCCTGACAATAGCAAATTACAGGTAAAAGGTTGGTATTTCTTTAGATCAAAACCAACAGATTGGACACCAGCAACAAAAGCACATTCAATAGAACACTATAAAAAAATTGCTGCAATTAGCAATGAAAAGAGAAAGAAACCTGTCTATGGTGTGAGTATTAAAACCAATGAAATTGTGGAGTTTGGTAGTATGAGTGAGGCATCATTTTTTATTAAAGGTGAAGGTAACTATAGTGGAGTTGCTAATATCAAAAACAACATTCAACGTATAAACAATGGGCAAACTTGGTGCAATGCTTATGGTTATAGATGGTATGAAAAAGCATAAAAAAGAGGGTATAATCCCTCTCTCTTTATTGATTCTCAGTAGCAAAAGTTTCGATTCCGTTGATTGCTCGATTGCCTAGATTTGCAATCCCATTGAATCCTACTGTTGAAAGAATGATACCAGTGATAACTCCAATCAGAAACTTAGACATTAGATAAGGTGTGCAGGTGATCCACAAGACTTATAGAAATCAACCATTCTTTTTGCCTCTTCAAGTGTACTGAATGATTGAGTTCTCCACTGTTGTTGATAAGGAGTGAAGTAGCGAATCGTGAACATTTCAGTTATCAAGTTGGTAAACAGTTTGAGTCAGTTTGTCTAGAAGTTCAGGAGTGAAAAGTTCAACAATCGGTTTCGGTTCTTCATCATCATTGCAATCATAATACAGTTGACATTCATACTCCCAAGCAAGATCTTCATCTAGAGTCATCAGATTCTCTAGTTGTTGTTCAATAGAGCGAATGAGTTGTTGATTCATAATCAGGCAGCGATTGCAGATTCCATACGAACTGTTTTTGTATCAATCAAAGCATAGTCATAGTCACCTTCTTCAAGTTTTTGAGCATATGCTTCTGCAGCAGATTTGCAATCAAACAAACACAGGGAATCAAAGTGCTCGCCTTCATAATTCCAACCGCCAATCACAGCGTAAACTTTCATCTGGGAGAATTGTGCAGTGGTCATACTACTAGGACACTTTGAAGGTGAGTAACTTTAATTCAGCGAAGAATCATACCTTCAGTGAATGGAATTGGGGCATTGTTGTCTGCATCAATGATAACCCATTCGAAGTTCTTTTGAAAGATTCTTGCACCATTTGCGTGCTCTGAAAGAATAGCATTGAGACGCGATTTGGTAGTTACAGTTTGATACCCACAGTGATAAAGTTCAATAAAAGTATCACCTACAGTTGCAATATGATTCCCGTGCAGATACACATAAGAGGCATCTCTTTCAGGAGAATAGAGAACCTCAGTGTTGTCATTCTTCCAATCCTTACAGTTAAGAATGGCGGTGTTCATTTGCTTTTCGATGATACGCATTGTCAGAAGTGCAGTGGTGATACTACTAAGACGCTTTGGAGGTGAGTAACTTTAATTGTCGTAGAGTTTCAGTTACGCATCAGTGAAAGATACCCATCCTCAGAGAGACAATCCTCAGAGAGTTGCACATTACGAGCACAGGCAATCGCATCAGCAAAGACATCAAACTTCCCAAAGGTTTTCTGTGTTCCACACCAGCAACCTTTGTATTCGTAAATCATTGCTTCGACAGAGAATACATCCTCCATTGTGTTAGAATCTACACTGTGCTTGATGTAAACTTTTCCGTCATTTCGGGTGTACTTATCAAACATCGAGGACTTGAAAGTACGCTTGAAATCAGTTACAAACTCAGCAGTGAGATCAGTATTCTGAGCGAAGAGATTTACGAAGTGAGCAGTCATTTGAAGTTCAGTGGTGATACTACTAAGACACTTTGAAGGTGAGTAACTTTAATTCGGCGTTACATATGGTCCTTCAACTTCACAAAACTCTAGAAGAAAGTAATCAATACTAACACCAAGTTCATCTGCAAACTGTAGATTTTCTTGGTATTGCTCTTGTGAAAGAATATAGAACTCAGTCTCAATCATTGTCGATTTGTCCTCCTTTCAGTTCAACATTGTCCAGTACAGTAACAACTTGTTGTGTTGGAGTTAGATACTCAATTTGCAATACATTCGGTGCAATCTCACTTGAACCGATGATTGTAGATGCTAACAGGATTTCAAGCATAATCAGTGGTGAAAGTAATAACGAAGAACGACAGATGTGAACAAAGAAAAACTAATCATTGGACAACATCATAGGCAAGAGATTTAATACACCAACCAGTGTTGTTTGTAATTGTATCAGTCAATTCTTCCTCAGAAGGTGAAGTCCAGAGGCAAGACATTGTATCCTGAATGATTACATCTTTCTCCTCTTGAGTGAGATCTTCATAGTCGAAATCAAACTCAATTTCAGTTACTTTGTAATAGTTCATTGTGTTAGTTTTTGTTCAGGTGATTGAGAAGAAGAATGTGTCCTGCACCTAAAGTATAAGCAACAAGAACAAGAATACCAGTTACCATTGTCAGTTACCAAAGAAAGAATTAAACTCATCTGCAATCTGATCAATCAGTTCATCAGTTGCATCAAGGTCAAAGAGACAACAAACAAAATCTACACAATCATTCAAATCTGTGTGATTGTTGCACATAAACTCCAGAAGTGCAGGAGTGATGTCGGTTTGGAAGTCAGGAGAAGTGTTGTTCATACTACTAGGACACTTTGAAGGTGAGTAACTTTAATTGCCCAGACAATACTTGACAAATAGTGTGTGCTCTAGTTCGTGTGCTTCTCGCTCACGCTCTTCATCATCAAACAACCCGCGAAGAGTTTGTGTAACGTGAACCAACTCGTGTAGCAGGGTGATAATATAATCGGACACGCTCAAATCGTTGTGAATTGAAATCAGAAACTCATCATCGTCTGATTGTTCACACCAACCAAATACACCATCATCAACTAGATTTGTGTGAAAGACTTCAACATTCACATTCACCAAATCAGTTTGTGATGCAAACCAGTCAAAGACTTGAGATGCTATTTGTTTCTTTTGTTTCGTGCCAGAAGTGTAAAGCATCGTCAGTCAGGGGTGATACTACTAGAACGCTTTAGAGGTGAGTAACTTTAATTCAGAACAGATTGCGACCGAATTGACCACACAGATAGAACGCCATTCCTTTATCCTTAAGCGTCACACCTGCAAAACGGAGAGGAACATATGCACCGTTGGTTTTTGATGCTTTCGTGCGAATCTGCAGCAAACGATTAGGTCCAGTGATAGTATTCAACTCGCTTTCTTCATCAAATGCACGACGAATCTTGCTGCAAATGAACTCATAATCCTCACGCAGTTCCTGATAGTGTTCGGGATGAGTTTCCTCATTCAGTACAACAGAACCCACATAATCGTTCTCACGGGTGAAACCAACATACACAGTTTGCTTCAGTTTCTGTCCAACCTTACTCTCATCAAATGACACTGCATCTTGAATGATTTCAGATAGACAATGCTTCAACTGTGTGGCAGCAATGCTTTCACCAACTGTAAAAGTCTTAATCTCACCATCCTCCAGATCTTTCAGGTCGGAGGAGTTAGGAACTCCGAGCACGGTTTCTAACAGTTGCCCACGAGCACCTTTGTTCTTTCCAGGTTTCTCAAATACACTGAAATCAGTTACTTTGAGTTTACCAAAAACCTCATTTACTGTAAGTTTCGTCATTGGATTGAGTGCTGATACTACTAGGACACTTTAGAGGTGAGTAACTTTAATTCAACTCTCTTGTGTTACACTTTCCACCAAATCATTCACGAACTCTTCATCATAGAATTGACTAATCTCTTCGATTAGTTCATCAGGTGCAGAGCAAGTTGCACGGAGATTCTCTTCAATCGTATCACTTGCAAATTGTACCAAACTGTCGAGGTCCATACCATCAACAATCTGCTCAATGTAGAGTGCAAGCAGTTTATCGTATTGGTCTTGAGTAAGTTCCATTTTTGTGTTTGGATTAGGAAGGGAAATCATCAATCAGGAAACGACAGAGTAACAAGCAACGGAGGAAGGAATCCCACCTAGTTGTAAAGAACCGTTGCGGTCATCACAATACTCTTGGGCATCATCTTCAGAGTAGAAAGGTCCAATGTGCTCTGGAGAATCCAGAGCATCAGAATCAAAACGGACGGTGAAAGTGTTGCTCATACTACTAGAACACTTTAGAGGTGAGTAACTTTAATTATTTGAAAGTTACGTTGACACCAACAATCTTTGCTGTAGGATTGCGTGCTTGTGCAGTCTCACGCGCATCTTTTGGAGAGTTAGCATACACTTCTTCTTTGAAGACTTTACCACCGACATACAGTTGGACTTCGTATTTCATAGTGTTTGCCAGGGTTGTGCTTCTTTGATGTTAGAATTGAAAAACTTTTGAAGAATGGAACTAATCACAGGTTGCCATTCTTTATCTTTAATTAGGTCACGATTTTGTGCTTCAACAAGAAACTTAAGGATACAAGTCTCTTCATTGGCAGTGAACTTAACGCGAGTGAAAGTGTAACCGTCAGTCATCAATCGTCTCCAAAGTTGTTAGCAAGAAAGTCCTCAAGTTCATTGAGTTTGGATTCACTTAGATTCCAAACATATTCGCTGATTACTGTATCAAACAAATCAGCATCTTCACGGCATTTCTCTTTGAGAAACCACTCAAGTTCAGTGCGGTTAATCATAATCAAACAGGGGTAACTTCAACAGAACGAATAAGATTTGTGCGATCTTGTGCTAGATAATCATCAGCGATTTTACCACAAGATGAACGAGATTGGATAATCTTTTCCTCATAAAGGTTCTCATCTTCATCAGGAACCCAATACTCAATCAGCATACGATAGGTTTTCATCAGAAGTGTGCCTCAGAGTAGTCAAGAACTTCGCTGTACTTAGCGATACCATCATAGCAACGCTTTGCCATTTCAGAATCACCTTCAGCAACGTAACCTTTCAGAAACTCGAAGCAGTATTTGATACGCAGTTCGGGTGCAACTGCAGCGAGTTGTTGTTGCTTACGTTGCTGATAATTTGCGTTGTATGCAAACATTTCACGATCTTCGAGAGAGATGTTGTGAAACTTGCGGTCGGTAGTGTTGGTCATACTACTAGGACACTTTGAAGGTGAGTAACTTTAATTACTTGTCACCACGTTCCTCTTTGGATGTGGATTTTGCGAATCTCCTGATAAATGAACTGACGAAGTTTAGGGTCGGTAGTGTTATCAAAAGCATAATAAAGACGATTTAGATACTCATCCTGTGTGGAACCTATGTTACCATCACCACCGATGTCATTGAGTGAAGAACCTGCTCTAGACTTTGGGCGTCCGAAGTTACCTGTTACATTGCCCGATGTTCTCAACTTCGGGCGAATCTTTGAGAGATTAGAGTAAGTCATTCTTCATCCTCATCATAAGGGAACATTTCGTCGTATTCTTCGTCAGTTAGAGTAAGATACTGAACATCAGCATTTCTATGCTCTTCAGCATACATTAACTGATAATGTGCGAAGTTTGAGGGACTGGTGCTAGCATATTCTAGCAGACCATCGACAAAACAAAGGTAGTTCATAATCAACGAGCATACAAATACCCCCCGCTCCAATCTGCATTTTCCAGCAGATACTCACGATCTTTAATCAATCGCAGGTCATAACGTACACCTTTCGCAGGAGATTTCCAAGTGGCAGACTTATATACTTCGCCAGTGTTCTTGTCAATGAAACAATGAACACTGCGGGAACCGCCACCATTCACAAAGATAACTTTGTGATACTTTTTACCAGTTTCTACCTGATAATCAATCGGGCAAATACCAAACTTAAGTTCATCAATACAACGCTGATGATACTCTTGAGTGTCAGCATCATTCACGAACTTTTGATGACCGCGAATAGAATACTGAATGTAGTTTTGCTTGAGTGCTTCAATCAGCAGCAGAGTGTTCTTATACACATTCTCTGCGATGGTTTGCTTTGCTTGTGCTTGCATTGTAGTGTTGCTCATACTACTGGGACACTTTGAAGGTGAGTAATTTTAATCAACCCCAATTCTTTACCAGATTGAAGTTTGCGCGGGAGAATTGGTAACGATCAATAACTTTCATCATACCAAATTGATTCGTCATCACATAACCTTCGTGGTCAGACTTTTCCCCATCAATGTAACACTGGATACTCTCATCAGTGTGAATGAAGAAGAATAAATCCATCTTGATTGAATACACCAACTTCCACAAACGCAGCAGGTTGATGTCAACATCATAATTTTCTGCAATTTCGTGCTCGCAGACCTCCTTACCCTCACGAATGTAGGAATTGATGACTTTTTTGATTTCTGTTGCCTTGCGCTCAGACAAAAACTCACATAGAGTGCTCATCTGTTTGGCAAACTTACTGATGTCTTCCAGATCTTCACGATAAGGACAAATATCAGCTTTAGGACTCACAAACTTTGCATAATGAGTGTCTGTGATGATAAAGTCCATCGGGTAAGCAACAGCATCCCTCAGATCTTTATCAGCAACGTAGAACGTATGGGGAGCAACAATAATCTCCTGATGGACTACCTCAGGGAACTTGTAAGTGATCGTATTGGGGCGAAAAGTATCAGAACCACCAAAACCGATAAAATCACCTTGAAAGATATAATCTGTGCGAGGAAGATAATCAAGGCAAGCGTGAAGAATAGACGCAACTTTACCCTGATGGTTCGTATCAATTTCATCGTGAGAATGATTGATTTTGATTTTTACTTTGTTGAACACAGATTTGGTGCCCACAAAGAACTTGCCATTGGCAGGATTGCGACCCCACACAATAGCAGGAGCACCATCCATCTTCACGCTGATAGTAGAATCAGCGGAGAACCAATCAAGAACCGAAAGATCACCATTAAGGATGCTATCTTCGGGGTGCTCAAGATGTTTGTTCTGCATTGATTGCTTGCTCATACTACTATGACACTTTGAAGGTGAGTAACTTTAATTACTTCAAACTTCCATCAGTTTCTGTAAACGATTGCGAATGTCAAACAGTTCCATTTCATCCATATCTACATCATCAAGACCAACAGGAGCAAACTCTTCAAGATTTACACTACCATTTTGCATAATGGGAGCATAATACAACTCATCACCATCTTCTTGTGAGAGAGTATAAACGCAACCGTGACCAGGAACAGTGAGAAAAATCATTGTTTTGAGTGCTTACACTACTAGGACGCTTTGGAGGTGAGTAACTTTAATCCAGTGGTAGTTTTGCTTCTGATGTACTCTTTGGAATTACAAGTTCCTCCATAATGATTTGCTTCGGCAAAAAGTTCCAACAATAGTAACTAGAACTGAAGGTAATCTTGTCGTTTGCACGACCATCAGGACTATGAAACTTCATACGCTTATCAAACATCAACAGTTGCAAGTCTTTGTCCTTGAATAACTGCTTAGGAGCACTATCATTCAACCAAGTGTTAGTCATAATGAGAGCAAATGGTTTCTCAAATGATAATGCTCGCTCGAAGAACTTGCGTTTGTTTGTGAATGGTGGATTGGACACAATTACATCCCACTCAAAGTCAGGAACATAAGTGAGAAAGTCTTGCCCAGTTGAAATGTGGGTATGAATGACTGTATTATGTGGAGAGATTTGCTTTACAAACTCACTCTCAGCAGTATCAAATGGACACCAAACCTTTGCATCTTTGGGGATGTATTTCAGAATGGGAGTTACACCGTATTCTGGAGTGTAACATTCGTCGTTGTTACCTCCAGAGTACATCAGTTTTCCACTATCAAGCGTCATACAATGCGAGTCCCAAACTGTTGGATTTCTTTCTTAGTCAGACTACCAGAAAGGCGGGGATCTTTGTGCTTACCGTGAATCTTACGCTCCCAATCTTTCTTGAGTTTGGGTAGAAGAATCATCAGCACATCGTTACCAGTAAGTTTCCACACTTCCACCACTTTGCCACTCTCATAGCGAGCAATGTAGTGGTTAGAGTATTTACCAAGTTTCTCTTCAATCAGATAACGCTCCTGCTCTTCCCAAGTATCTTGAACACTGATACCATTATAGGTGCCATTGATAGAATTGGCAATGGTTGATTTATACTCACATTCACCATTTTCATCCACAGCATCAGCACCAGAATAAGTATCTGCTACTTTATGCCCAAGAATACCAGCAAGGTGAATCTCACGAGAGCGAGCATAAGAGAATGGATCTCCCCAACCCTGTTCTTCACAAAGTTGATACATCTGCTCAAATAGTTCTTGAAACTTTTGTTCAGGAGTCATTTATGGAGTGCCTATACTACTACAACACTTTGAAGGTGAGTAACTTTAATTGATAGGAAGTTTGCCTAATGACTTACCTTTCTTATGGTCTGTGATGTACTTTCGTGCTGATGCTTCTGTCCTACAGAGTTTCTCAAGTTGCTGACCATTGTGGATGATGAGATACTGATTGCCATAGGGAATCGCAGCGTAAGTATCTTTGAACATCGTAAATCCTTGCTTCATAATCACCTCCGCACCACACTGATTGCAGGTTCGCCCTTCTCGAAGATAGTGTCAACCACAGACTGCACAGCACGAGCAGTAGCAATACCAACCTTAGAATACACAGGAATACAAACCAGACCGAACGATTTGCTATACTGACTCAGATTGCCAGGTTCGATACGTCCATCGCGCAAACCTTTGGCATCATCGTGATGCAAACGAATGCAACGTCCGATGGTCTGACTGATGCCAATGAAGTCCATATTGCGAAGGAACAGCACTGCTTCCAGACCGCTGACGTTGATACCTTCTGCGAGGATGGAGTGGTGAAGAACAACGAACTTCTTGTCGTTATCTTTACCCCAGGCACTCAGGGTATCAAAGAATACCTCACGGTTCACTTTCTTACCATCAATAACTGCACCCGTCTGGGCAGTAATATACATCCACGAATAACCGCGACATTCCAACTGGAAGCAGAAATCAGTTTCAGTTACCAGCGATACGATTTGCTTGGTTGCCTTAGCACAAATCAGAATCTTGCCAACCTTGTTGTCATCAATGGTTTCCAACAGATTCTCAGAGTCACGGTCGAAGTTAGTCTGCTTTCCCTGTACCATCTGCAGTTGCTTGACAATCACTTTAGGGGGCACAATGTAACCACCCTCAACCAACTCAGGAGCAGGAACTTTGCAGATTACCTGACCATATACGTCAGTATCATTCATACCTGCCTTACCCACAGCAACCGAATGTTTCGGAGTTGCAGTGAAGAAGTAGCAGCGACGTGCATTAGCAGCGAAGTGCTCAGTTGCGGGGAAAAAGTGACGCTGAACAGAATTATGTGCCTCATCAAAGTAGATGGTATCCACATCAATTCCTGCCACTTGAAGACGCGACAGTGAGTTGTAGGTGGTTACAATCAGGCGATGATTGTTGGCATTAGCATCACACCAACGACGAATCTCATAAGGGCGAGTAGAAGATTCGTGATGAGTTTCGCCACTGTGAACGTGCAGAACTTCAGCGTTAGTGATAAACTCCAGAAACTCAGAAGAGAGTTGCTCAGCAAGCAAAATGCGCGGAGCAACAACAACAATCGTCTGGGGAGTTTCAGACTGCAACTCGCGCAGACAATCATAAATCATCTTCAGAGTCTTACCACCACCAGTAGGTACAATGATTTGACCTTTGTTGTGCTTTTGCATTGCAGCAACGCCACGTTCTTGATGAGGGCGAAGTTGAATCAAATCAGAGAACATTACGAATTACAGTGTTTCAGGTGGTTTGGTATCTAGAAAGCATTATAGCACGCTTACAGGCGATTGTGAAGCGTGCTGTGAGTGTTCTGCTTATACTACTATAACACTTTGGAGGTGAGTAACTTTAATTCAACTCAACTTTCAGATGCTTGTGCTGCTGCTTTTGCTTTTGCTCTCATCTGAACAGCAACTTTACTGTTCCATTTACCACCATCTGCTTCATATTCTTTACGCATTTGTGCAAGAATCTCAGTAGCAGATTTCTTAGTCTTTTGTGCTGCCGCAGTCTTTTCTCTATTTCTAGCAGCATCTCTTTCTGCTCTTGTCATAGGAGCACCACTATCAGTTCTCCACTGTCTGCGTGGTGCTGCTGGTTTCTTCTCTTGTTGTGGTTTTGCTTGAGCGATTGCTTGTGATGCAGTCTTTGGTTGCTCTTTACCACCTTCTTTTGCTTTACGCTCAAGGTATGCTTTACGCTGTCTTTCTTTAGCAGTCATTGCAGCACTTCCTTGAGTTCCTGCAGTTCCTGGTTTCAATTCTGTTGCACCTTGACCTCTTCCAGGTGCAGGTGCTGAAGAACCTCTTTGCTGACCAACATCTTTGCGTGTTTTGTATGGACCAACAGGTTCAGTTCTTCCACCACCAACTGCTTTTACTCTGCGTATTTCAACAGGACTCTTTTTGCGTTCTTTGCCTATTCTACCACCAGCACCAGTTTTGATGATGGAAGCACCACCACCCCAACCAAGTTGACTAGCAGCATCGGCATCAGATGCTTCGCAAAGAGACATAAACTGTTGAAATGTACGCATTGGTCTATCTAAACACTTCTTTTTAGTATTTAGAACTCCTCTTCCTTTGCTTTATAGGAACCTTTGAACACACGACCTTCAGCATAGAATTGCTTCACACGCTCACGACGAGTAGCAAGAAGCAAATCATACTCTTCTTGCTGTTGCTTACTGAAAGTGAAATCCTGTCGCCTCCAAGTCTCTTTAAGTTCGTTGATGTGATGAAGCACGTTAGGGATTTGTTCAGTCATTTGAGTATGATAATGGAAAAGTGTTTAGTGTGTGAGGTTGAGTGGACAGTTTGAGAACTGTCAGTAATCAATGTTGGAGTTGAGATAAGAATTGAAAGATTTGTCGTTCTCTTCTTCTTCAAAGAGACCTTCATTCATCTCTTCAACGAAATCAAAAGAAGAGAACTCTTCAATTTGAACATCATCAAAATGATCCATTGTTAGAATCAGTTGCCTACATTACTAGAACACTTTCAAGGTGAGTAACTTTAATTAGATAGGAAATGAGGTTCCAGGAATATCTGTAGATTTTCTAGGTTTTGATTTTGGTGCTGCTGGTTTCATAGGAGCAGGACCAGAAGGTTTCATTGTAGATCTAAGATTTCTTTGAGATTCTGCGTCAAGTGAAATCACATTATCTGGTTTGATTGGATCACCAACTGCTTCACGACGCAATTCTTTTCTCAATTCATTCTTAAGTTGCTCTCTTTCTTGTGCTTTTTGACGCTTTTTTCTTCTTGCTTGTTGATGAGATGCAACACGCTCTTGCGATGCAGTTACTTGTTGTCTTTGTCTTTGCATCAATTCTCTTCTTCTTCCTTCTAAATCTTCAAAAACAACATATAACCAATCTTCACTCATATTTTCGACAATAACACTTGCTGCTTTTGCATTATCAGCATAACCTTCAGAAATTAGATAATCTTGAATCAAATCAAAATAATCAAATGATTCTTTCATTTTTGTGGTATATGTTCTATTATTCCAAGTGAATCCAGTTTTACCTGACTTACGAGCAGCAGCAAATGCTTTATCAAATGATTGCGCTTTTGTTAATCCTTGGTCTGGATTTGCTGGACCTTGTTTTGGTTTGTAAACACCACTCTTTAATGCACCTTTGAGTGTAGCATCTGCAGTAGGTCTTGGTGCCATAACTGAAGCAGCAACACCTGCGGGAGTAATGTTTCTCAATGCAGCAACTGCACCAGCAACTTTAGAGACTGGTTCGGCAACTTTTCTTGCTTGATTAGCAAATCTCTGAAGTTCTGGGAACTTATTCATATTAGGACCAGTTGCACGAACAGTAGCACCAGGTCTATAAGTATTTGGTTTTGTTGCTGCTGGTTTTACTGCAGGTTTTGTTGTTGCAGGTTTTGCTGCTGGTTTTGCAGAAGTTGTTGTTGGTTTTGTTGTTGGTTTCCAAGCAGGTTTTGGTGCTCTTGGTTCAAGATTTGTTGGTCTAGTTGTTCCCATTAAACCACCACCAGTTCTACTAGTTAATCTCTGAACATCTCTAAATTGCTGAGATCTTTGTGTTGTTGTTGGTGGTTTTGCTGCTGGTTTTGCTGCAGGTTTTGCCGCTGGTTTGTTAAGATCTAGTTTTAATTGTCCAGCAGGTCTATTACCAAATCCTCCAGGTGGTCTTTTTGGTGGTGTTGCTTGTGTTGTTGAGCGTGTTTGAACTGGAGTGCTAGAAGTAAAGGGAACTCTATTTGGTTTAGTGAAGTTCTGTGCTTTTCCCTTTGAAGTAATTAAACTAGGTTGTACCGCTGCTTCAATAATATCTTGTATTGTTTCTTCACTCATATTTGACATCATATAGAGTGCTTCTTCTTCAGTTGTCACATAACCTTCATCAAGAAGATAACCTTTTACAATGTCAAAAAGGTCTAGATGTGCAACTTGAGTTGTTGGTTTTGGAGTTTGCTTTTTAACCATCCCCTGCTTCAACATATCCATATTTTGTTTTGTTCTTTTTATATTATCGGGAATATCTGGAATGAACGAAGCAGCGCCACCTCTAATTAAACCATCAACGCTTCTAAACGGAAACTCCAATCCACCACTTTTTGGTGGATTTATAACTTGTTGCTCATCAACAGGTTTAATTAAAGATGATGCTGGAGTTCCTGGTTTTAATCTAACCTCCCCAACTCTTCCTGCACCTTGATTAGGAACAACTCCCATCTTAGGGTCAATCTTTACTGGAGTGCTTGGTCCTTGATTCTGCTCATTTTTCAAACCAAGATATTTTTGAGATGCTGCACTTGGTCCTTTATTAAAGGAGTTTACCTTTGGCATTGATGCACTACCAGGTTGAACTTTATTTACTCCATCAACAGTTTTTTGCTGCTTTCTATTATACGCATCAACCGCATCTTTTGCCATACGAACTGGATTTGGAATTGGTGTGGGTCCAAGATAACCATCTCCAGGTTTTTCTTGGAGTTGCTGACCATCTACCTCATAAGACTGTTTAAGAAGTCCACCAACAGTTTCTTTTGCTTTATCATACATTTGTCCACCTTTTTGTCTACCAAGAAGTCCACCAACAGTTCCTCCACCAGGAATACCAGTTTTTTGTCCTTGGTTTCTACCAATTACACCACCAACAGTCTGTGCGGTGCCTCTTGCTAATTTATCAAGTGAAGCAAGAGGATTTTCACTCAGTTCTTCGCCCTCTGGTTCATAATGTGCTTTTTGCAATCCACTCTTAGGAACATAAACCTTTTCCCCTTTAGGAATCATTTGTTGCAGTTTTCTTGCTGCAGCAGTATCTGTAGGTTTCTCTAGTGGAACACCAATTTGTTGCTCATAGACATTTTGATATGCCTGGATTAGTTCTCTATATTCCTTCGAATTCATTTTTACAAACGCTTTTTAGATATTTATAAATTAGCGACTCATAATAGATTTTAGTCTAGATTGCTTTGCTGCTTGCTGTGCTCTTGCTTCTGCACCAAGTTCCTGGTGAACGTGTTTAATTTGTGCCGTCTTTTGTGCTGCTTGGCGTCTTGCAACTTGTTGACTATAAAGATTAGGCTCCATTGTAGGAGTTTGCTCTTCAATCTTTTTAACTGACTTTGCTAACTTTTTAAGTCTTTGTTTTACTGCTTTTCCACCACTACGCTTTACAATTAACTTTTCAACTTCTTTCTTAGATGGTTTTCCTTCTGGACCTTCATATCTTTGAAGAGTATAAGTCTGAACACCAGTATCACTTCTCTTGTAAGTTCCAGCAACTGCGTGAGGAGGTGTATCTGGTCTCTTTGCCTCACAGATTTCGTAGAACTCTCTAAATGTTAGCATTTTATTTCCATATACATTATAGTTATCTGCCAACCCAATACCAGAAATACCATATCTTCCACCAGAACCTGGAGCATATCTACCAGTTCCTGATGGAGTTCCAACACCACCAAGAGATGAACTTCCACCTCCTCTAGAAGTTGCTGGTTTAGCAGTTGGTTTTGGTTTTGGTAGTGGTTTAGTGGGTGTTGATGCTGACCTTAACACCGCCATTGGGTCATCTCCAACAGATCTCCCAGACACAGTTTGTCTAAAAAGTTTTGGACCTTTTGGTGTAGAACCTTGACCCGATGATCCTGCTGCTGCTCTCCTTTGGTCTCTAATTGAAGGAGTTAATGGAGTATTTGTTCTACTGGTTGGTCTATTTGTGGAGGGAGTTGGTCTACTTTTAATTGGTATGGGTACTTCTGCGCGAGTCAATGGAACATTCCTGTTGGCGTCTTTTTCAAATCCTCTACGGGTTATTTCCGAGCTAGTAATACGTCCACGTTCTTGAGAAGAAATTCTTACTGGATCTCCACTTCTAGATGGAACTCCTTTTCCACCTTCCCCTCTTCTTACACTTGATTGTTGAGGATATTGATCATTTGCTCTTTGTTTAGCATTTCTTTCTAAATTATGCAAAACAGTTAAAGAAGGTTTTCCTTGAGGAAGAACACTAAAATCTCTTGTTTTGTTTATTCTTTGTCTAACAAGATCTGCCAATCTTGCAGAAGTTGCCCCCGCTTCATCAAGATTCTGATTAAATTGTTGGGTTTTCATTATCTCTTGACTTTTTGATTATTTATTGTATAATTCCACTTGAGTATTACACTCACACACCACACACATTAGGAGAATATCTATGACACCTTATGAACTTCGGTTTGAAATCTTTAAGCAAGCATATAATATGCTCAACGATCAGTTTAGTGTAGAATATGATACTGCTGTTCGTTGGAATGAAGTTGAGAAAAAAGAAGTGCCGATGGATTATCCAGAGTTTCCAACACTCAATCAAGTTCTAGAACAAGCAGAAATCATCAATGATTTTGTAAGTTCCAAATAAAGTTAAAGGAGGGTTTTATCCCTCCTTTTTTATTATTCAAACTCAAAAGATCTATTTGATACTTTCATTGGTGGAGTTTGATATTCGGGAGTAGAGGATTCTACAAATACTTCAATTTTAGTCTCATCATTCCAATGTCTAATTACACCAGCAACAATGAAAGCATTAGTAATTAGATAAGTTGCAAAGATGAATGTGCGAATGATTGCTACTTTATCCGATTCTTTATCACATTTACTTGCTTTCTCACCCAAAGACTTTGCCCACCAACGCCATAATGTAGTTTTCTTTTTCATACTGCAGATGATTTTTTGTTTGCTTTTGCTTGTTGCATTCCAGGTCCAAAACCAGTTTTGGGGTCAATAAGAAATCTTTGTGGTGCTGGATTGTAAGAACCATCAGATTTGCGTAATGGGGGCATTACTCTGAAAGGTTGAACAGATTGAATTACATTCCTTGCATCTGTTGCTTCACGAATAAACTGTGAGAATGTTTTCACTATTTCTCTTGAATAATTGTCTCAGAATATTTATCTTCCCTATACCCCACATACTCCAATTCTTTCCACTGCTCGCGATAACACAATACCAATGATCTTTCTTTTTTATGAATGGGACAGGCACGATAGTTTTCTTTATCTTTAGGACGAACACGAAACTCAATGGTAATGTATTCTTTTTCCTTAAAATAAACCCAACCTTCAACACCTTTAGTCCATTTTACATAATCATTGATTTGTGGTTCGTAGGTCATACAAAAAACGCATCTAGAGGAGATTGTTTAATAGGCATTGCGGTGTAGTTTCGCGTGTCCGTGATATTTACACGAGCACCGATGGTTTTACTATTGATGGGGGCGAAGTATTCTCTGGTCTTGGACTTGTAGAATCCCCAGATGGTTTTTGTTGCAGCACCATTATTGTAATCAAACTTGCGATGGCAATGCAACCATATAGCAATAACTCCGCGCTTAAACTCTTCGAACTCATAAGAATACCCCTTTGGTGCTTTGTGTGGAAACTCAGCAATCATAGAACTTGTCTCGCGACATATACTCAATTTGTTTCTGCAGTTGTGAGATTTCGTGTTCTTGTTCTGCAATTTTCTTTTGCAGTTGTTCAACTCGTTCTTGATACTGTTTCTTCAAATCAGACACCATTTGATTGGTGTGAGCAACGTGGTGAGTCATCAGGTTGTAAATGATTCGACAATTCGGGACTCTTCTTCTCCCACAAGTGCAAAACGTGGAGCAGCAACTACTCTCTCCATAATTTTACTTTCATATCGGTCATCATAGTCATCTGAGTCTCGCAAAATATCGTGACACTCAACATCATTTTCAGCAATAACATTGATTACCCCACCATATTCGGAAGAAGGAAAAGGAACCCAATAGTCAACGATGTACAGATGCTTCATTTGTCTTTGTAAATTACCTCTTAAGTTTAGTCGTTTGTGTCGCCTTCGTCAAGTATATTTTGGTCAGCAGCAAAGATAAATGCTGCGCCGATTGTGAGTAGAGAACCCAGTCCCATTCCAAGTAGAAAAGTCATCAATAAAACTCCGCAAGATAATAGTCAACAGGGATTTCAAGTTTTGCTGCTTCGCGTTCAACTTCTTTCCAGAACTCTTCTGCTACTTTATCCATTTCTGCTTGTTTAATAAGGTCTCGGAGTCGTTTTGGAATCATTTGGATTTCTCCTTGAGTTGTGCTTCTTCGCGTGGATATATTACCTTAAGGTAATATAGCATAATTGTGGACACAAATGCAACTAAAGTAGTGTAGATTGCAAAGGCAAGTCCTATACTCATCTCATTTGTTGGATTGCTTGTTCACGATAGTATGCCTTATGAAGAGCATCGTCACGTTTGATGAGAAATGCGTTCCATCCAAGAATTGCAATAAAAGCAAGAAAAATGTAACTGATTTGTTTGGAAGTCATACTGCAAGTGCTGCGGAGGGAATTTCAACGATTTCGGGAAGTTTGCTATCATCAAACTGATTCATATTATAGCATACCCACTCACCACTGCGGAATACATAGGCATACTCTTCGCTGTTGTCAGGCAGCAGATACTCACAGAGGTCAGCATCAAGACGCGGGGGGCAATCTTCACCACGAGCAGAGTAATACTCAGGACCATAACCAAGGTCAGGGCGAACACTACCCCAGGAAGATTCAGTCCAGCAGGAACTCATATCACCACCATCAATCAGTTCTTCAGCAAGAGAACATGCATTGTAGTGAGTGTTCAGAATACGACCCAACCATTCAGGATATCCATCCCAGTGGTGGTACACAGAGAGTACAGAACCGTTCTTCAGTTCAATACCGATTCGTGCTCGGGTTGCCATTTCAAGTTTGTCGCTTACATTACTAAAACACTTTAGAGGTGAGTAACTTTAATAGACCGCAATCAGTTCGCTTGCTTTCTTCCTACTGCCACCTTTTGCGGCAATAGTTCTTGTTACTTGAATAGGATAGATAGTAGCATTTTTATAGAGTTCTCTTGTGATAGGAACATCGTGATTTGATACAATCACTTTTATACCTTTTGATGCAAGAGACTCTGCAAGTTGTACTAATTGTTCTTGTTGCACGTCAGTGAATCCATCAGTTGCATAACTTGTGAAGTTTGCAGTATCTGATGCAGGAACATATGGTGGATCAAAGTAAACAACATCACCTGCTTCCAAGTCTTCATAGAGAGATGGATCTTCGAATGAAAGTGATGTAAATCTTACCAGTTGTTTGGATAAGAAATACATCCTGAAGTTCATCATTTCTTCAGATGGGCAAGATGGTTTGTCATACTTACCAAAGGGAACATTAAATCCACCTTTGCTATTGTATCTTGACAAACCATTAAAGCAGTGACGATTCAAGTAAATGAACAATCGTGCCCTTTCTGTAGTGTCTGTTGCCTGATTAAAGTGCTCTCGCAACTCTAAATATGCTTCTTTGGTATTATTTTCGGAGATGAATAGTTCTTCACAATATTGAATGAAACTATCATCGTTTGGATCTACAAGATTTTGATAGATTGCAACCAAATCCTTATTCACATCGTTCAGAATGTATTGCTGTGCTGGTGTATTCAATGCAACAGCAAGACTACCACCAAAGGGTTCACAATAACGCTTTGGATAACCAATGTGGGGAATAAGATGGGGCAGGACTCTTGTTTTATTACCAGCCCATTTTAAGAAAGTTTTGTTCATTGGATAAGTATAACATAAAAAAGAGGGTTGACAACCCTCTAGAAATTCAACCACCTTTTTCTCTCAAACTTCGTACAAGATATTCGGTGAATTCTTCCATTTTTTCAGGAACTACAGCAGCAGGGCGTTGATTGATTACATTTTTAAGTGCAGTCATCTCATTAAACTCTTCATCTGTCAGATTGTTGTTTCCTTTTGAAGGAAGTGTCATAGGTTTACTCCCGAATACTATGATATGTTAGCATATCCTTATAAAATATCTAGGTACTTAACAATCTCTTTGGGATTGCTTTACAGTTCTTAATCTTCATCATTGAAGAAAGAACCAAAAGAACCTCTACTTCCTGGATTACGAGTATCCAACATATCCATAAGTTCTTCAAACTTTTTGCATTGTTCAATACTCAACAAAATTTTAGAGAGTTGTTGAACTACTGTTGCCTTCTCATTGATTGCTGCAGATTTAATTGCAGCACGAAGGTGTGACTCTGCCTCTAAAAGGTTGTCTAGTGTTTGCTTACTCAGGGTCATTTACTTTCCTCATTTCAAAACTACCGTCATTACGATCAATCCATTCTACAGTATCACCTTCTTTAAGTCCAGCAACTTCAAGCAAATCATCAGGCAATTCAATATAACAATCACCAGTCAGGCCATCAACTTGAACAGGAAGTTGCCACTTTACCACTTTATCTTTTCTTGGTGGAAATTCTTGATTAAACTTATCGTCGCTCATAGTTTGCCAACCGACATAAGACTGATTAGGGGGAAGTTCAACAGAAGAATTATAATATTCTGCTTCCCTCAAATTGTATTCTACTTCATTATCACTATTCCAAAAATCATTCCAAGCACCTTGACATTCTGGAGAAGGATCATCTTTATCACATTTTAGAATAGTATCTTCTTGACACGCAGAACTTACGCCTTCATAATATTGCTTTTCTTTTATCACTTCCTCATATGTCCAACCACCATTACCATTCAAAAGTCCAAGAAGTTCATCTGCACGACTTACTTGGTCTTTATGATGATAATAACTTTCTTTAACCACACTTACAATCACATCATAGATTTCCTGTGGCGTTGCATCAGAAGATGAAATTGCATCGTTCATCCAATTCTCTAGGTTTTCAAGAGAATACTTTTTGTAATCAAAGTCAGTCATTTCTTGGTTTAGGTTTAGAGCAATCGTGGCAATAGTAAGAGAAACCATCGCGGAAGTATTTTACCACCTGATAGTGGTCTTTGTCAAGTGGTTTCTCAACTCCGCACTTATCACAAATCCTTGTCTTTCTTGATGGACTTTCGGATACGCTTGAGTTCTTTGAGTTCCATCTTAATATTTTTGTAAGCAGCGTCAGCATCTAATTTGCCTCCCATTTCCATTGCAATGATAACATCAACTCGTGTACCAAAGTGTGCAAGTGCTTTTTCAAAGTTGTCTAATTCATACATCTTTCTTATTCCAACTTTCAAGAGTTAGAATATCTATACGCGCATCAACTGCATCAATACAATTAGAAAGTTCATAGAAACAATTGCTGTTCTCTACACTTTCCGATTCAAGAACTTCGATACGTTCTTGTAACTCAATTAGTTTAGAATAGACATCATCAGTAATTGATTCTTCATTTGGTGAGATAAACCATTTAATAAACTTTCTAATCATTATCAAGAAGTCCAACAGATTTTAAGTAACGTCTATATGACATAAAACGCCCCAGAGATGGTTGTCCTGGAGCATTTAATTGGTGACAGATTTCACAATAGCATAACCACTCATACCAAGGAGTAGTTTTATCAAGAACGTGATAGGGGTATTCTACAGTAGTTCTTTCCAAAATTCTTCTCCTTTTTGTAGTGCTAATACGACAGTTGTATGTTCCCTTGCGTGTCGTTCAAGGTCTTTTTCTTGAAAACAAATGTTAGACCTTTCTACAGCACAGCGAAAGATGTTTGCCCAGAACTGTTGATTAGGATTTAGTCGCATTTTCATTCTTCAAGTCTGGATGTGGTGCGTAAAGAGGTCCGCTGTAATTCCCTGCAAAGTTTGCAAGTTCTTGAACTGCTTTTACAGTCTCTGCCGTTTCTTCCCACTCAAAAGTTGTACCTGATTTTGTCGTAAAAGTTCTTTGTGTCATATTAAAGTTTATAGTTATCTTTTGTAGAATAGGTCTTTTCAGTTGATTTGTCAAACCCACCTTCTTGTTTTGCCTGCAAATACCAACGACTTGCACGAATACACTCATCTTCAGTTAATGAAGTAATCAAACCTTTACCGTCAGGATAATGTGACTGCCAGGTTCCCCAACTTTTTTGCTCCACATAGAAAGCATCGTCGTCATAAAACTTCTTTTCCATGATTATGTAATACAATTTGTCGTTCAATTTCAAACTTGATTGGTAGAAGATGTGAGGTAAAAAATGCCTCATAGTTATTCTCTCTTACAAGATTTGAAATGTTTTCTATTTGTTGCAGTGCAAGAACAAGGTTAATCTTTGATGTCATCTTCTTTTACCAAACTTTCAAGATGTTCAGTAATGGCCTTGGTGAAGTCGTCTTCAGTCCAGGTGTTGAAAATACTTTCCGTAGGAGAAGTTTCATCCCAGGAGATAGTGAACGATCCGTCTTCATTTTCAGTTACTTCAATGGTCATTTTTTAGATTTTGTAGAGCGAGTAGTGTTTCGATTGGAATCCACGCTGGGTTTTCGTTTGCGAACTGCACTTGTACCTCCGTCACTTTTTGGTTTAGACTTTTGTTCCACACTTCTCTTGTATTTTTTACTGGTGTCAGGGGGTTTTCTATCACGATAATCAATCTTTGTGGTCTTACTATCCATTTTATACCTTTCCAGGTATTTTTGCAAGTGCTCCTCACACTCAAACCAACAGATTGTAGGGTTCTTCTTCTCACCAAATTCAAGTCGGTATCCAAACTTTTCATAAGGAAATAGTTCAGTCGATATCATTATATTCTCCTAAAATCTCATCAAGTCTATAAGTTTTAACCTGACCTTCCTCTACTTCTTTAGCAAGTTTTCGTATGTGTTCAAGAAAACTTTTATCTAGAGTATCATCATAACACAGTGAACCCCAGAACCATTCATAACACTCCTCATATGGGTCATCATACCACATCAGAGCATAATCTTTGTGGTTTCCTGTCATCAAATCACGCCAGATACGGAAGTTACCTCCAACCGTTTGAAACCAAGAAGGGATAAGGTAAGTGATGATGTATTCTGCCCAAGTCATTAGAGATAATGCGGTTTTTCTGTATCAAACTGATGAAACTTTACATCTTTCATATCAAGACACATACGAACAGTTTCGTGTTCTCTATGTTCCCTATCTGTGCCTTTGTATAATCCTCTGCGTTGATATGCACAGCACCAGACATTGTAGTAGATTTTAGACTTTTCGTTCATTGACCCAATCTCAACTTGCGTTCTGGTGAAATAGTGTGATTAAATGGGTCATCATAAGGAAAAATATATTCTTCCATCCATCCATAAGAAAGTGCCTCCCAGAAATCTTGTGGAAAGTGCTCTATAGTATCATAACTATCCCAAGCATACCAGAAGTTATGGAAACCATCAAGGAAGAGTTCCCATTTTGTTGGATTTTCAAACCTCATTTTAATTTTGCCCATTCAGTAATGTTCTCATCATTACCTTCATAAGAATAATTCACATAAAGATTCTCACCACCAATGTTCATATGATACATTTTACCATCATTCAGGTAAATACCCAACCATACTGCACGGCCTTCTTCCATCGTTTCAAAGTGAACCATCTTCACATTCTCCAGAATAATCTCATCTGGATTCTTTACAAAGTGACTCATTCTACCACCTCATAAGCATCTTGAACCATCTGTGCGATTTCCATTACTTCTGTCTTCATTTCAGAAGGTGCTGTCTTTGCAATCTCATCATAGAACAGAGTAAGGGCAGTCGTCAAGAGAACCAGTTGGCGTTTTGTGAAGTTCATCTCAAACTCTCTAATACATCTTTGATGAACTTGATTGAATTATAATACTCCTCACCATCTTGTCCACCCATTACAATCGCAGCAAGTTCTTCCAGTGCAAGTTTAATCTTTTCGTCTTTTGTGAGTTCAGCAATAGTTTTATTTGCTAATTCTCTGCGTTCAGCAATAGACAACATTTCTTCGTGGGTTGGTTCTTTATTCATACGTTCTCGGATTTTCTCTTTTCCGTATTGTGTGAGTTCTTGTTTGTTCTTACGGAGT